TCAGCATGATGTCCCTCCAGTCGACTCCGGGCGCCGCGGCTCCCTCGTGGCCTCCTCGCCACCGCGCGCCGCCCACTCCGGCCGGTCGCGCAGCGCCCGCCACGTCCACCTCAGCGCCTGCAGGTCGAGCATGTTCCGACGGTGCTGCAGCGGCATCGTCGGCCAGATGTAGACGCGGGGCCCGTTCGCGCCACGGCCGCAGCGCGGGCAGGCGATGCGCACGTCGCCCGACTCGCCGGGGGCCGGGAGCGGGAGCGTGCCGTCCCACCGAGGCGAGACCCACCAGCGCGGTCGCGTCAGACAGGCGGGGCAGCGCGGCACGCGTGGCACGGGGCGGTTGTCCAGGGCGGCGAGGCTGGGAGGAGGCTTCAGCATGGGGCCTCCAGGCGCTCGAGCCGCGCCGGCCCGCGGTGTCCCCGGTCCCACACGAACCACGCGTAGTCGGTCGCGTCCGTGCCGCCGTCGGTGAAGCTCGGGCGCTTCGCCAGGACGAGGACGTGCGCGGGCGGGTGCTCGGTGAACAGCGCCTTCCGACGCTGGCCCGCGTAGAAGGGCAGGCGGAGGAGCATCACCACGCGGTCGGCCACGGTGCAGCACGAGCGGATCGCCTCTTCGGCGCGGGAGTAGGGCGGGTTCGTGATGATCGCCAACGTATCGCTGGCGCAGACGTTGAACGGCGGCCCGACGATGCGGCGCCTCGGAAGGTCCGCCTGCGCGAGCTCAAACCAGTCGGCGATCCGGTGCCAGTCGGCCACGGACTGGAGCGCGGGATCCGCCTCGGGGCGGATCTCCACGGCGGCGAGCCGCTCGACCCACGGCCAGGACCGGTCCTTCACCACCTGCAAGATCGCCCCGTCTCCGGCGAACGGGTCCAGGATGGTGCCTCGCATCGTCAGGCGCTGGCGCTCAAACCAGTCGAGCAACGCCGCGGTGGCCCAGGCCGGCGTGGCGTAGTAGTCGTCGGCGCGCCGCGCGGCGCCTCGGTTGGTGGCGCTCACGGCGTGGCTGCTCCCGTTGCAGACTCGATCCACTTCTCCGCATGCTTCCATCTGGTGCCGCGTACGATTCCTCCAATGATTCCGTGATGAACGCCGAACTCCCTGGCCAGCCTGTGGAGAGACGTCCCCCCTGCGGCGTACCGCCGTCGGATCTCCACCGCATCGGCGGCGGTGAGCTTCGAGCGGCTGTGCGGTCTCTCCGCCATCTGGCCTTCCGCCAGCCGGGCTAGAAGCGCACCCCGGCAGTCCCACGAGCAAGTCTGCTGTCTGGCGCGCTTGGTGGGCGCGGGTTCGAAGACCGTACCGCAGACGACGCAGGTAGACTCCCTGGCGTGCTTCTGATTGTGGTGTTCCGCGTGCTCTTGGTGCGTGAGCACCTCGAGGTTCTCGATGCGGTTGTCGAAGGGGTCGCTGTTCTTGTGGTGTACCACCTCGCCGCGTGTGAGCTTGCGGCCCAAGTGCTGCTCCATGAGCCAGCGGTGCTCGCTGTGCGTCCGACCATTGATCTTCACCTTGCGGTAGCGCTGAGGCATCAGGTCCTCCCTGTTGTCTTCCAGTTCACGCGGGCCTCACGTTCGCGGCGACGATGGCCCGCGCGACCGGGGGGCTCACCGAGTTCCCGCACAAGCGGATCTGGGCAGTCTTCGTAAGGGGCCGCCCCCGGAACGCCGGCGCGATCACGTAGTCCGCCGGGAAGCCCTGCGCCGCGAAGAGCTCGTGCGGCTGCAGCATGCGCATCCCGATGTCCGCGATCTGGTACGGCTGCCCGCCGAGCGTCACGAGCCCCAGGCCGAAGCGCGCCTTCGCGGTGACGGTGTGCAACGGCGCGCGCACGTCCTGGTCCTGCCCGCCGGTGCCGTAGTACTTCAGGAGGAAGGCTCGGACCTCACCAATGTGCCCGCCGCCCTTGCTGCTGGCCGTGACCGTCGGCATCGGCCGTCGGACGTCGGCGCCGGTCGACGTGCCGTAGAACTTCGTCAGGAACGCGGCGGTCAGCGCGTGGTGGTCCGTCGCGGTCACGGTCCCCAGGGGCCGCGTGACGCCGTGGCCGACGACGCCCCCGTAGTGCTTGGTGATGAGTGGGGCGATCAGCGCGAACTCCCCACGATGGACTCCGGTGATGGTCCGCAGCGGCTTCCTAAGCGAGTAGGTCCGCGTGTCCCCATGGTGCGTGAGCGGAATCACGAACGGGTCCGAGTCCTCCACCACGTACTTGCGGATTCCGGCCGCGATCCGGCGCAGTGTGGCCTCCGCCAGGGGCTTGGGCCGCCCGAAGATCGACGGGCAGGGCAAGCTCCAGTCGATGACCTCGGCCGCCGAGCGCCAGGCCGCGGGCCGTCCGTCCCCGTGGGTGGGCTCGGGCCACGCCGCCCGCTGGCCGTCGAGGCGGGCGACCAGGAACAGCCGCCGACGGGTCGTTGGGGCGCCGTGGTCAGCGGCCACGATGGAGCGGAACTCGACCTGGTAGCCCAGGCCCGTGAGCTGCCCGAGCCAGTCGCGGAAGGTCTCGCCCGCCCGGGTGGCGTCAGGTCGGCCGTCCTCGAGCAGCGGGCCCCACGTCTGAAACTCCTCGACGTTCTCCAGGACGATGACCCGCGGCGCCACCTCCCGCGCCCAGCGGATCACGACCCACGCGAGGCCGCGGATTCCCTGCTCGCGGGGCTTGTTCCCCTTCGCCCGGGAGAAGTGCGTGCAGTCCGGCGAGAACCACGCGAGCCCCACAGGGCGCGACCCGCACGCCTCGTGGGGGTCTACCTCCCAGATGGACTCGCAGTAGTGGCGGGTCTCCGGGTGGTTCGCCTTGTGGACGGCGATGGCCTCGGGGTCGTGGTTCACCGCGATGTCGACGGGGCGACCGATCGCCGCCTCGATCCCCGTCGATGCGCCCCCGCCACCGGCGAAGTTGTCCACGACGAGCTCGCCTGCCTCGAGGGCGAAGGCGCGCAGGACTGGTACTCGAACCGTCATGTCGTCTCCTCCGGAGGCTCGGGTAGAGGCATCCAGGCGACGACCCGGCTCCAGCACTCGACGATGCCGGGCATGGTCAGGCCGAGGTCGCGGCGGTACTTCTCGCGGTCCAGCTGCTCCGTGTTGAACCGCCCCGCCATCCACCGCCTCTGCGGCCAGCGCGGGTCGCCGTCGTGAAGCGCGAGCACCCACTGGCCGTCGGCCGGGAGGACGTCGCCGGCGCGGAGTGTGAGATCCAGAGCAGGGTAGGTGGTCGTCATGCCGTCCTCCTGGTCGGGTCGATCCACGGCAGGCCGAGGGCCTCGAAGAAGGACTCCTCGGTCGGCGTGGCGAGGACGCGCCCCGCGGCATCCTCGATGTGGCCGTCGACCTGGGTCAGGCCGCGGGACTTCGCCCTGCGCATCAGGTTGGCGGAGTACTCCGCCGGGCCCGTCCGGATCGTGAAGATGGGGCCCCACTGCGCCGGAGGTCTCACGATGAACAGGTCGAGCTGCGCCCACGACAGGTCTCGGATCAGGTACTGGCGGAAGCGCGGACCCGAACGCGTGCCCCGATCCAGCCGGCCCGCGAGGAGCTCTGCGGCGAGCGCCTCCAGGAGGTGGTCCCGGGTCACGCTGCTGGGCCCGCTGAACAGGTCTCCTGGCGTGGGGACCTGCTCGATGCGTGCCACGGCCACGATCTCGACGTCGCCGACCTCCGGCTCGCGCCGCCGGATGGACCCAGCCACCTCGATCCGTTCGCACGCCGGCGCCAGACGCGCGACGAACTCGTCGGCCCAGGCGCGGGCGCGGTGGAGGGCGATGCGCGCCTTCATCAGATCACCTCACAGCCCGAAGTGGCGCCGCTCGATGTCCCCGATGAACGAGAGCATTCGGCGGCGGCCGACGATGTTCGCGGAGTGGACGTGGACCTTGTTCCACGGCCAGCGGTGCTGCGCGTGATCGGCGGCCCAGACGAGGAAGTCGTAGCCCGTCTTGGCGTAGGGCAGCTCGACGGCGGTCTCGATGAGGCTCGGGTCGTGGTCGGGGTTCTCGACGAACTGGAGCCCGAGGTCGTGGTCGAGGTACCAGAGGTCGAAGTGCGGGTTGTCCCGCACGGCCTCCACGGCCGCGTCGAAGCTCCGGACCACCGTGATGTGCGTCACGCCATCGCGGTGCTCGAGGCCGATCGCGTTCGGTGTTCGGACGTCGTCGAGGAACAGGATGCGCAGCGGCTCGGCGCGCTTCGTGGCGCCCATGCACTGGTGCAGTGCCTCGCGGGTCGTCGTCACGGCTGCACCTCGGCCATGGTGGGTCCAGGGATCCCACTCGCCTGCCCCGCTACGACCTCGGCAAGCTGTACGTGAAGCTCGTCGGCCGGCACCCAGTGGTGGCGCTGGACGCTCCACACGTACCGTCGTGTCTCGCCGGCATAGCGCCACCAGGAGACCTCGGCCGGCTTGACGCCGAGCAGGCCGCCTGGGGTCTGGACGCAGAGAGCGCCGTGGCCGTTCGCTTCGCCCCGGTGTTCGCCGGGCCCCGCCCACATCTCGCGGGCTCGCACAATGCCGGGCAGATCGGAGCGAACGTGCTGGTTCATGCACACCACCACGTCGCCGCTCCAGTCGCGGCCGCAGCTCTTCTCACACATCGGTGGACTCCTTCGTGTCGTCGCCGAACGCCGCGAGCACGACCGCCCACGACGGCTCGGCTCGGATCACGTCCTCGGCGCTGGCCGCAGTGAGACACGCACCTGCGGCCGAGTGCGCGGCGTCGTCCCACCCGTAGTAGCCGTCGCGCTCAAGCCGGATGGCTCCGACTATGAGCCGCTGCGCGTCCTGCGCCCCGAGGCGGTACGCTGCGCGGAGCGCGCGCAGGAGGCGGTCAGGGGTCGTCGTGACCTGGTCGGTCTCGTGCACATCGGTGCTCATGGTGCCTCCCGCGTGCACGCGTCGCCGTCGCCGCACGCAGCAGTCCGGGTGAGCGTGAGGATGCCGACCGCCGCCCTGGACAGCGCCCGCGCCGTGTCGGGGTCCGTGTCCTTCCACGCCCTTGCCGAAGCCGCGACGTGGGCCGATGCGGCGTCACGCCCTGCCTTCCAGGCTTCCGCCACCGCAGCATCCCGCCCCTCGCGAACCGCTACGAGCGTGGCGCGCAGGGACTCGGCTTCCGCGAGGGCTTCGTCGCGCTCTGCTTCGGCGAGGCGCAGCAGATCGGCCAGGGTCTCCGGGGAGAGCGTCATGACGCCACCTCCGTCGTGCACGCGTCGCCGTCGGCGCACGCAGGCGCCAGCGTCGTCGCCGCACCCGCCGCGCTCGCCGCGAGCTTCGCCGCCCGCCGCTCGAGCTCGGCCGCCATCGCCCGTGTGACCTCCCCATCGAGGCCGTTCGCCGCCGCCCAGTGCTCGATGTCGAGGATCGTGGCGGCGACGAGGTGGACGGAGCTCGCCGGCCAGGCGTGGACCGGTCGCGCCTGGAGGTAGATGTCCCGTCGGCGCTCCCAGGACCACCCGCGGTCGGCGAGCTCCGGCGTCTCGTCCGGGACCACCGGCTTGACCTCGATGTCGGTCAGCTCCGCGTACCGGCCAAGGAACGCCGCCGCGGCGCGCCCGGGCGGGAGCGGCACCACGGGCTCGTCGAGCGGCGGGACGTCCAGCACCTTCGTCCAGTCGTGGGCCGGGAGGAGATCGCGCTGTTCCGTGCGGAGGAGGACGCGGTCCGCCCGCTTGACGCTCTCGGGGATGGGGAGCTCCAGACCGAAGGCTTTGGCGACCGCCGTGAGGACCGACTCCTCCACCGCCGCGTAGTCCGGGAGCATCTTCTTGAACGGCGCCGCCAGGTCGTTGACGTACGCCTCGGTCGCGTCATGCAGGAGGCCCCACAAGGCGTCCTCGGGCGCGCAGACGCGGCTGACCCTCACGGAATGGTCTGCCACGGAGTTGTGGGCCCCGTAGCCCTCGCACAGGTATGTGTGCGTGGAGGTTTCCAGCCCTGCGACCCACTCGGTGCCTTCGTGGTATGTCCTGATGATCTCCATGGGTTCGGCCCAGCCGTTGAACTGCTTGTCGAAGAGCCCTTCGTTCAGAGCAGTGACGAACTTGGCGACGAGACGGTGGGGATTGACGGTGCCGAGGAGGCGCGCAATTTCACGCCAACCTCCACGTATCTGCACAGTCTGAACGTCACTGGTTCCGGTAGGGTTCATGCTGAAGTCACAGCCAAAACTCGTGATTGCTGCGACGATTTCGTCCAAGAGGGGGCCCTGGCGTTGGGAGACGCCAAGCTGTGTCCCCTTTCGATTCGTAACAGACAGGTACCCCTCACCGTCGAACATCCCCGCGAGCCATCCGGCGGTCCAAGTGGTGGCGGCGCTCCATGGCTCGAAGAACTTGTGCATGTACCGCCGCCGGCCCCGCCGCACATCGGCGGAGATGTCGATTGCGGTCATCCACTTCTGATTTCGTGACTGCTTGGTGGCGACAAGCCACGGGTGCTCGCTGGAACTTCGCACCGTGGAGCCGTCAGCCATCTCGAGCCGCACGATCTCCCTGCGCACTCTCGTTGCGGTGAGCACCCGGCTTGGACGAAATCTGCGACGTAGCGTTCCGGCTGCACCCGGCTGACAGGGATGTTCGTCAAAGCCGAGAAGTTCGTCCCCAACCTTGAGGTCTCCGGCAGGCAGCCAACGCAGGTCTGCCGTCAGCACCCGCTGGTCAGGCGTCGGGCAGTAGAACTGCCGGACGTGGCCCGTGTACCGGCAGATGTTGGACAGAGCGTGGGCCACGTCCTCGATGCGGACGTCCTCGGGACGGGGCTCGAGGAGGTCGAACTCGACGCCCGACGCGGTCTGGATCCAGTGCGGGGAGAGGACGCGGTGCTGGCTCATCGGGCAGCCTCCGCGTCGTCTTCGGCGCCCGCGTGGATGCCCCGGAGGACGGCGCACGCGGCCACTGCGAGGGCCCGGACGCTGTCCTCGTCCGTGTCGAGCCCCGCCTGCAGCGCCTCGCGGACCACCCGCTCGCTCTGGACTGCGGCGGCGCGCTCCTCCATCCGCGCCCGTGCCGTCTCACAAAGCCCCCGTCCCTCCCGGGCTCCGAGGATGACCTTCGCCTGCGCGATGGCGTCCTCGAGCTTCCGCTGGCGCCCGACGGCGCCGTCCCGCTCCTTCTTGATGAGCTCGGCGGCCCCCGCGTACCGGAGCCGCTCCCTCTCGGCCCGCTCCGCCGTGTCGCGGTAGTGGCGGAGCCCGGCCGCGGCCGAGGCGTAGGCGTCGAGGAGGCGCTCGATCCGGGACCTCCACCCGCCCGTGAGCCAGTCGGTCTCGGTGTCGAGGGCCTCGCGGACCTCGGTCAGGAAGTCCTTGCCATCGAGGCCCGGCACGTGCACCGCCAGGTCGGGCCGCATGGCCGCGACGGCGCGGCTCAGCCGCTCCCGGGCCTGCGCCAGCGGCGCGCGGCCGCCGGAACCGCACACCTCCCACTCGACCTCGTCGGCCACCACGAGGACCTGCACGTTCGCCTGGCCGGGGACGACCTCGGCGACGATGGCGTTGTCACGGTAGCTGCTGAGGAAGCTGGCCTGGGGCTCGTAGGGCTCCCAGGCCAGGAGGCGCAGGACCAGGTCCTCGCCGAAGGCTCCGAGGAGCTGCTCTCGCTGGGTAACTTGGCGGGCGGCGGCGGCGCCCCTCTCAGCGTCGTCGCGGTGCGCTTCGTCCGGTCGTCGATCGGTCATCGGGTACTCCTCCTGCGCCTGTGTGACCCGCAGGGAGGTCACACACCAGGTCACACACTCGAGTCGTCGAGGCCCGTTTGAGAGCGTCGGCGCTCGTCGTCGTTTCTTATGAATTCAGGAGGATGGGACTATGTGGCCCCGGTCGGACCACCTTCACACGGTGGAAGTCGCAGGTTCAAATCCTGCATCGCCCACCATAGAGGCCAGCGGAAACGCTGGCCTTTTTTGTTGCCCATCCTCCCGAATCCCCGTGTGACCTGCCTCAGTCACACAATCAGTCACACTTCTTCGGCCCGGTCGGGTTCTTGGTCCGCGCTCGCACCCTGCGAGCGCACGAGCGCCACGGCGCGCCGCTTCTCGTCCATCGCCGCATGGGCGTAGCGCGCGGTCATCGCCTCCGTCGTGTGGCCCATGACGTCGCGCATGGCGATCCGGTCGACCCCGGCCTGCCGCATCAGGTTGTTCATGGTCCTCCGCAGCACCTGGGGTGTGACGACCAGTGGGAGGCCGAGGGCTCTCGAGCCCTCGCGCATGATCTTGTGGGTCGCCACGGGCAGGCGCCGCTTGCCGTTCACCGCCGGGAATACGAGGCCCTCATCGAGCCCGGGCGCCTGCTGGGCGACCATCCGGGTGCGCCTCGCCTTGAGGCGGGTGGCCATCTCGGCGGTCATGGGGACAACACGCCCCACCCCGGTCTTCGTCGTGTCCACCTCGTTGCGCCAGTGCGCCCGGTCGATGTGGATGCACTCGCGGTCGAAGTCGACCTGCGCCCACGTCAGGGCGTAGAGCTCGCCGCCCCGCATCCCGGTGTATGCCATCGTGAAGATCTCGTCGCCCCAGGCGACCTGGGCGGTGTCGACCCAGTCGACGAAGGCGCGCAGCTCGTCGCGGGTCAGCGAGCGCCGCTCCCGTCGCGGCGCCGTCCGGACGCTCGGGCCCTTCACCCGCGCCGTGGGGTCGGGCAGGTGCAGCTCGGCGGCCGCATCGCGGAGCACCTCGACGAGGACGCGCCACCAGCCCTGCAGGGTGTCGCGGCTGTAGCGCTCGCCGTCCGGCTTGCGGAGTGCCTCCACTGCGATCACCCACTCCTCCACGTGGCCCCGGTTGATCTCCTCGACGGCGAGGTGCCCGAGCCGCGGCAGGACCTGGCTGCCCAGGACCGCCTGGTACCGGTCACCCGTGCTCGCCTTCAGCCGCGCCTCCTTGCGCGCGAGCCATCGTTCGGCGTAGGCGAGCAACGAGGCGCGAGCCGTCGGGGGCTTCGCCTTCGAGGCCTCCTCGTGGGCCGCCTCCTCGAGCGCCGCCCGGAGCTGATCCCGCGCTGCCCTCGCGTCGGCGAGGGACCCCTCGACGGTCCGCTCCGCCTGGCGCTGCGTCCCGCCGCGCAGCAGCACCGCGCGCACCCGCCACCGTCCCTGGGACAGCGCGTAGATGCCCGGCTCCTTCCTGTCGCCCTTGCTCGTGCTCATGCCCTTCACCCTCCGTGGTCCCATCGTCCGAGTCGGCTACGGTAGGGCAGGGCGGCGGCCCCAGGCAACGTGCCAGGAAGGCGTCGAGCGTGGACGTCAGGAACAGGTAGCTGCCTCGCGGCCCGCGGCGCCCGTCGGGGCGGAGCTGGCCCGTCTGCACCCAGGTCCTGACGGTGCTGGGCGCGCCGGCCCGGAGGTAGGCGGCGGCCTCCCGGGTGTCGAGGTAGGGCGAGGTCATCGGGGGCCCCCGCTCGCGTCGCCCGTGCGGAGCCAGTCCAGCACAGCGTCCCGGCTCACCCGGTAGACCGCCCCGATCTTGCGCACCCCAGGGATGGCCCCCTGCTGGATGAGCCCCGCGACCGTGTTGCGGGTCATCCGCAGGAGCTGGCAGAGCTCGTCGAGCGTGAGCGCCGGGGGGAAGTCCCCCGGGTTGCCCGAGGCGGCGGCGTCTTGGGTGGCTGCGTTCTCGCTGCTCATGCTCCCTCCGAGCGCGCGGGCTCGCGCATCGGGCAGCCGTCCTTGTGGAGCCCGAAGACAGGGCGCCCATCGAGGATCACCGACGGCCAGCCGGCGGCCACGAGGAGGCCGGATGCCCACGTCCGGTGGCACTCGCCCCTCTCGGCGGCATCGGCGGCGCAGGCGCACGTGAGGGTGTCGCCGGGCTCCACGAGGCGCCGCTCGTCCGACGTCCACGGCGTCCACGCGAGGCAGCGCGGCGCGTACGCGACGAGGGGGAGCGTCATCAGCTTGTGGCCGTACCGGCGCCGGTACTCCCTGAAGTCGATGCTGCCCGCCTTGAGCTCGCGCAGGTCGTTGACCTCCGGGGCCAGCGCCAGTACACGGCCGTCGCCGCGCTCGAAGTGGCGCGGGGCGCACATGATCGTCAGCACGCGGCCCGGGCCCGTCTTCGCCCGCGGGAAGCCTTTCGCGACCCGGCGGCGGTCGGCGCCGACGGACGCGGCGTTCGTCAGGAAGATGGCGGTGTCACTCGTCACGACGCGGTCCTCCTCTCGCCGTCGACACTGTCGTCGGTGCCCACGTGGCTCCACAGCCCCGACTCGTGCTTGGAGACGAGGCCGCGCTTCTTCATGCGGCGCAGCAGTTCGCTCACGACGCCCGGTGAGCGACCCGTCGCCGCTGCGACCTCCGCGGGGTAGGAGGGGCCCATGTTCCCGAGCGCGGACAGGATCGCTTCCTGGGCCGGCGAGGGCGCGGCTTGGCCCTGGTGCCCCGCGATGAACCGGCGCTCCTGGCCCTGCGGGTTCCAGCGGTAGATGCTCTCCCCGCAGCCGCACTTGCACGCCACCTGCTCCTCCCAGTCGTCCACGTCGGGGCGGAACCTGCGCCCGGTGCTCCGGGTCTCGACGACCCGAAGGTCGCTCGGGCGTACGGGGCGTCCTACTGGCGGCTCACCCACGAAGCGCACCTGCTCGTTCGGCCGCAGGGCCCGGCCGAGCATCTGCTCGGCGACCACGCGGTGCTCGTATTGCACGCCGGCCCGCGTGCCCGGGCCCTTCGGCACCGGGACGGTCCGGTACGTGAGCTCCAGGCGCGGAACGAAGCGGGGCTCCCTACGGCCCATCGTGTGCCTCCTCGGCGGGTCCGTCGCCGTTGGCGCCCACGAGGGGCGCGAGCAGCTCGGCGCCGCCCGTCTGGCCGTTCGTGGCCAGGTAGTCGTGCAACGAGCGGCGCATGAGGTCCATGCGACTCCGGAGCCCGAGCTGCTTCCAGGCGACGTCCAGGGCATTGACGACCGGTGTTGGCAGACGCAGCGGCAGCACCATGTGCTCGACGTCGGCCGCGGGGGAGGGCCCCCGACGGCTCGGGCCGACCGGGATGCGCCCCTTCTTGGCCTCGCGGATCTTCCAGATGAGGTACCCGCGGTCGACGCTCCCCGTGGGGCGTCCGACGACCTCGACGTACTTCGCGCGGAGCTCCTCCACGGTGAGCTTCGTGAGCGGCTTCTCGTCGGAGGCCTCCGCCGGCGCTTCCCCGTGGCCGGGCTCACCGGCCGGCGCCGGCGGGGCCTCGGGCGCGGTGGGCCCGGCGGTCTCCGCCGCCTCCGTCTCGGCGAGGCGCTCCGTGATCCGCCGGACGAGGAACACCCGGTTGGTGCAGCGGGTCGTCTCGCCGATGACCTCCGCGTAGCGGGCCTGGAGGGCGGGCAGGTTCATCGCGTTCAGGGCGGAAATCTGGCTCTGGGTGGCTCCGTTCAATGTCCTTCTCCTGATTGTGGCCCCGGTCGTTCGAGGCGTCTCGCATACACGCTCTGCGTCCCGACGGAGTCAACGAGATTCCACCCACCTCAGAGCGGCTCGGACCGCCCGCGCGAGCCCGATGAACACGACCGGGGGGACGTCGCACTCGACGCTCCTCTCGAGGCACTCGACGAGCCACCGCGCGTGGACCGCCCGGGCGTCGATGCGCGCCACCTCGCGGTCGTCGCTCGGGGCGCAGAGCGCCGGCGGGGAGACCACCGCGTACAGCGCGCACCCGATGGGGCGCGCGTGGTAGACGGCGCAGGTGCCGCCCGTCGTCAGGAACGGGCAGGGCGTCCTCTCGGCGAACCACGCCGCGGTGGCCGTGCGCTCGTAGGCGCGGACCGTGTCGAGGAGCAGGTCGCGCTGGGGCCCCGGTGCGAGGTTCGCAAGCACGTCGACCACGTCGGGCATGGGCCCGAGGATCTGGTCCTCCCGCTCCGCCTGCGCCTCGATGACAGCGCGCCGCTCGCGCACGAGGCGCGGGTGGGACTCGACGAGCTCCACCGCCTCGAGGAGGGTCACGGAGACGGCCGTGTAGCAGCACCCCGGGGCGCGCCCGCTACAGCGTCCGCAGGAGACCCCCGGCTGGCGCGACACGAGCGCCGCCCAGGCCGCGCGCGCCTCGCGCACGGGCGCCGGAGCCACCTCGCGCGACGGCGGGCACGTCGGGGGCGCGGACGCGCCGTGCCCGAGCCGGTGCCCCTCGTGGCCGTGGAGGTGGGCGTCGTTGCGCCGCAGGGCGACTCGCGCGCCCCGGAGGAGCGCGGGGCGTGCGGCGTCCACGGTGGGAGCGGGGCCCAGAGTGCGGTCGAGGTCGATCATCGCTCACCTCCGTGCGACCGCAGCGCGGCCTCGAGCAGCGTGTTGCGCATCGTCTTGGTGCTGGTCTCGACGGCGTGTCGCAGGGCCCGCTCGGTGCCGAGCATGAGCACGGCGCTCTCAGCTCGCGTCACCCCGGTGTAGAGGAGCTGCCGGCTCCACATGTGCCAGTGCGTGTGGTGCACCGGCACAACCACGATGGGGACCTGGCTGCCCTGAAACTTGTGCACGGTCAGCGCCCAGGCCGGCTGCAGCGCTTCGCGGTCGGTGTCGCGGGCGTACTCGACCATCCGCGGCACGCCCGGGTCGCCGAAGTCCACGACGACGCGCCCGCGGCTCGCGTCCACGATGAAGCCCACCTCTCCGTTGTAGACGCCGAGTCCGTAGTCGTTGCGGGTCTGGATGACCCGGTCGCCGAGGCGGAACGTCCGCTTCCCCTGCACGAGCTCCGCCTTGTGGTCGGCGGGCGGGTTGAGCGCGGCGCCGAGCCGCTCGTTGAGCGAGGCCACGCCCAGGGCCCGCTTGTGCATGGGCGTCAGGACCTGCACGTCCCGGAGCGGGTCGAAGCCGAGCGCCGGGAGCTCCTCCACGACAAGCCGCACCAGGTCGGCCTCGACGAAGGCGGCGTCCGCCTCGTCGTCGTAGTCGAGCCACTGCCAGTCCTTGAAGCGGGTGTTGTCCGCCTCGGGGACGCGCCCGGCGTTGATGGCGTGTGCGTTCGTGATGATCGCCGAGCCCTCGGCCTGCCGCATGATGCGCGTCAGGCGTGCAACGGGGACGACGCCCGACGCGATGACGTCGCGCAGCACGGCGCCCGGGCCCACGCTCGGGAGCTGGTCCACGTCGCCGACGAGGGTCAGCGTGTGGACGTCCCAGTCGAGCGCCCGGCAGAGCGCCGCCATCAGCGGGACGTCCACCATCGAAGCCTCGTCGACCACGATGTGCCCGGGCTCGAGCGGCTCCGACTCGTTGCGGCGGAACCCCTCGATCGGGTGGTACTCGAGCAGCCGGTGGATGGTCCGGGCCTCACGCCCGGTGGACTCCTCCATCCGGATGGCGGCCTTGCCCGTCGGGGCGGCGAGGTAGACGCGCTCGCCGGCGCGGGCCCACTCGGAGAGCAGCGCCTTCAGGGTGTACGTCTTGCCGACGCCCGGGCCTCCGGTCATCACGCCGACGCGGGCCGCCGTGAGCATCGCCACGGCCTGGGCCTGCTCGGGCGTGAGCTGGTGCGCCTCGACGAGGTGGTCGGCGCTCCCGCGGGGGCCGCGCCCGTCGATGGCGCCGGCACCGAGCGTGCGCGCGACGAAATCCTCTTCGGCGAAGAGCCGCGTCATGGCGGCGCCGGCGCCGTCGCGCACCGGGACGATGGGGGGGCGCTCCCGCCCCAGCAGCTCCTGCACGGCGGCTTCGACCTCCGTGCGCGCGAGGCGCAGTTCGCTCCCCTTCGTCCCGGCGGCGCGCTGCAGGAGCTCGTCCTGGGGGAGCCACGTGTGGCCGTCCTCGGCGGCCTTCTCGAACACGAACACGACGCCCGCCCGGGCCCGACGCGGGTCCTGGTCTCCGATACCGGCCCGGCGCGCGATGGCGTCCGACGTCAGGAACCCAAAGCCGTCCACGTCGTAGCTCAGGCAGTAGGGGTCCGTCCGCAGGACCTCCATGGCGTTGTCGCCGTAGGCCGTGTGGATGAGCCGGGCCTGCCGCGCCGTGAGGCCGAGGCCCTGCAGCTCGCAGAGGACCTTCGACTCCTCGGGGCGGGCCCGCCAGGCGTCTAGGGCCGCCCGGGCGCGGGCCGGCGTCATGCCGGGGATCGCGGTGATGGCGGCCATGGCCGCATCGTCGGGTCCGTCGAGCACGTCGAGCGTGCTCTCGCCCAGGGCGTCCACGAGCTGCGTCGCCCGGCGCGCCCCCATCTGGGGCACGAGGCCCGACGACAGGTACCGCCGGATCCCCTCGACCGAGCGCGGCCGCGCGACCGACCACGTCTCGATGCGGAGCTGGTCCCCGAACTTCGGGTGCACCTCGCGCACCCCGCGGAAGGAGTAGACGCCCCCCGGCGTCGTCTCGGCGACGCCCGTGCAGGTGACGACCTGGCCCGAGTGCTCGTCCTGCACGTGGAGGATGCGCCAGCCGCCGCCGAACTCGCGGTGGGACATCACCATCCCTCGGAGCTCGATGTAGACGCGGCCCCGCCGGTCCCGGGCGGCGCCGGGCTCGTTGGCGGCCTTCGCCTCGAGCTCGGCGAGCGCGTTCGGCTCGTCGGCGAAGCTCATGGCGGCGGTGGGCATCCTCGACATGCAGTCCTCCCTCTCGGGCCTCGGGGCCTACCGGCCCTGCCTCGCGAACGCACTCCCGCCGAGGCGGGACTGACCGGAGCCCTGGGCGGGTTGACCACCCTGCGGGGGCGTGTCGGTCCCCCGGCCGGCCCATCCGCCGCCGCCCAAGCCGCCCCCGCCCGCGGGCGCCCCCTGGGACGAACCCTGGCCGGCGCCCGCGGCCGTCCCGTCCTCGGGCTCCTCGTCCACCGGCAGCTCGATGTCGACGCTCTTCAGGCGGTCCCGGATGGCGACGTAGAGCGGCAGCGCCTGGGCCACCTCGACGATGCGGTCCTCGGCGGCCGCCTCCACCGAACCGAACACCGGCAGGTAGTGGGTGGGCGTCTTCTGCGTGCCGAGCGCGAAGCGCCCGAGCAGGTTGACGACCGGGACGTCCTCATGGCCGTCCCGGAGCCGGGCGCCACGGATCTGCAGCACCTTCGCGCCGAAGGCCCCGTTGAACTTGCGGAAGGGCGGGATGCCCGTGCGGCGGACGAACCACACGATGGGCCCCCAGTCCGCCTCGTGGAGGAGCAGTGCGAACGTGTCGCCGCAGGGCTGCGTCCGGCGCTCCTTGCCCTTCTCGTCCTTCTTGGTCGTCCACCGGGAGTACCGACACGTGGCGCAGGCCTGGCCCTCGGGGATGTTCGCCTCTGCCGATCCGAGCCCGGTCTTGCCGTCGAGGCTGCGGCAGATGGGCGGCGCCTGCTCCTTCGCGTCAGGGTCGTAGGCCGCCTGGTAGATGCGCTGGTAGCTCATCAGGACCAGCATCACGTCGAGCTCCTTCTTCTGCTCGCCGGTCACGACATTGGTCCAGAAGCCCTCCACCCGCTTCGCGTCGATGGCCTCCTGGGTCTTCAGGTACTCGACCTTCACGAGCGGCAGCGCGAAGCCCAGGTGCTCCATGGCGCCGTTGTCGTTGAGCGCCGAGAGGGGGCGGCTCACGTCGATCCCGAGCTCGCCGAGGTCGATGGAGAGCCCGCCGACCTCCCACCGGACGAGGCCGGTGCCCGAGGGGCCCTGCGCTTGCGTCGCCAGGGCGGTCGTTGCTGCCGGCGTAGCCTCGTGCGAGGGGGCCTGGGTCAGCGCCTGCGCGGCCGGCTGCGCTCCGTTGGCCTGCGTGTCCCACGGCTCCCGGGCCGGGGGCGCCTCGTCGGGTCCGTCCTGCAGGAGCGGCCCGTCCATCGGGGGGCCGCCCGCGGCACCCTGCTGGCTGCCCTCCTGGCCGCCGCCCTGCGCCTGAGCGTCCGCCGTCGCCTCCGTCGCCGCCGCGGCGCCAGCCGCCGCCACGGGTCCCGTGCCCGCGTCGGACGCGGCGGCGCCGGCCTTGGCGCGCGCCCCGAACCCTCCGAACCCGCCCGTCTTGAATCCCACCGTGTTCATCGTCAACTCCCTGTGCGTCGGCTGGTCCCGACTGGTCACGCCGCGGCGGCCGCCGCAGCCTCCTTGCTCTGCTTGCTGTCCTGCGCGACACCCATGCAGTCCCGCAGGTCCACGACCGTCACGCCCTCGGCGAGCTCCGACCACGTGTAGGCGTCCACCGCCCCGAGGAGGACCTGGTCGAGGTGCCCCTCGGCGAGCAGCCACGTGAGGATGTCGAGCAGCGGCCCCCTCGTGGCGTGGTCGAGCGCCTCGGCGCGGTCGATGGAGAGCGCCCGGTATGGCCCACCGACCAGCGAGTGGATGGACGTCACGATGAGCGCCATCGCCACGGCGAAGTGCCCGTCCGAGAGCTGCGACAGCGGCGCGAAGCTCCCGTCCGCCTGCTCGAAGCCCAGCGCGAAGCGGGTGCCGAATCGGGCCGCGAAGCGTCCGTAGAGCGACACCGCGTCCGCCATCTCGAGGAGGGCGTTGACGGGCTGGACGAGCGGCGCCACGAAGTCGGCGAGGACCTCACGCTCGAGCTTCACGAGCTCGGTGCGCGCCACGCGCCAGAAGGCGGCCTGGGCCCGGGCGGTCGCGCGCTGCGCGGCCGCCTCCTCGCGGGCGGCGAGGACCCGGTCTGCCTCGTCGCGGCGGCTCTTCGCGGACTCGAAGGTCTTGGTGGCCGCGTCGAGCTCGGCCTTCGCGTCGGCGAGGGCGGCGGAGGCGGCCCGCACCGCGGCTGCGGCGGCGGCCTCGACCTCTCCGACCACGGTGAGCTCCCGAACCTGCTGGGCGAGCTCCTGACCACGCGCCTCGGCTGCGCCCTGGCGCTCGCGCGCCGCCGCGAGGGTCGTGTCGTGGGTCTCCGCCGATTTCTGCAGGTCCTCGAGGCGCTGCCTGGCGTTCGCCCGCTGCTGAACCGCCAGGGCGAGGTCGCGCTGCCGATCGCTCTCGATCCCGCTGCGCGCCGCCGCCGCTGCCTGCTCGGCATCCTTCGCTGCCGACCGCGCGGCCTCGAGGTCGCGCTCGTGGTCCCTCGCTTTGCGGAGCCGCCCGCTGGCTTCGGTGAGCCGGGCACGCGCGTCCTGCTCGTGCCTCGTCGCGGCCTCCAGCGCTGCCTTCGCGACGTCGAAGGCGACCTGAGCCGCCTCGGCCTCGTCCTGGCGGACGTGGTGGACGGACTCGGTGTCCTGCTCGCAGGTCGGGCACTTGCCAGCGGCGACGCACCGCGCCCGCTCGAGAGCGTGCTCCAGCGCCGCCTTCGCGTCGGCCTCGGCCGCCCTCGCGGTCGCGGTGGCGGTGCGCGCCGCATCGAGCTGCACCTCCGCCGCGTCCATGGCCTTCTCGAGCGCGTCGACCGGCTCGTGCTCAGCGGCCTGGAGCTCCGCGACCCGCGCCCCGATCCGCTCGATGGCCTCGGCGAACGTCCGGGGCAGCTCTACCCCCGCCGTCGCCACCGCGGTGAGCCGCTCGACCTCGGCCTCGGCCTCCGCGATCACCGTCTCCGCCGCCGCCACCTCCGCCTGCAGGTCGCGCTGCGCGAGGCCCTCCACCTCCCGGCGCGCCCCGGCGTACTCCCTCCGGGCGGCCTCGATCGCCGCGTCGAGCTCCTTGCGCCGACGCTCGATCGCGGCCCGCTCCGCCCGCTGCTCGCCCTCCAGGCGCCCGACCTCGGTGGCCCGCTCCTCGACGGCGCGCTGCTGCTCGTCGCGGCGCTCCTGCAGCTCCGCCACCTCGCTCGGGCTCGGCGCTTCGGGCACCTCCGCCTCCGCGGCGGCCTTGAGGCGCCGGACGCCGCTGTCGGCCTCGCTCCGCCAGCTCTCGATCTTGTCCCGGAGCACCGCGAGGACCTCGCGGACGTCGGTCATGGCGCCGATGGTGGAGGCGTCGTCGCGCCCCGTCTCCTGCTCCGCCATGTACTCCTGCAGGTTCGCCGGCGTGACGCCTCCCCACGCCGCGTCCGTGGTCTCCCCGCCGGCGGCCGTCATCGTGCGGGCCGCGAGGATGGAGAGCAGGCGCTCGGTCGTCCATTCGGCCGGGTGCGCGTCGCCGCACAGGCGCATCACGAGGCGCTCGAGCTCGGCCGGCGCCAGGGCGCGGAGGGCCTCGAGGTCCAGGGAGACGAGGCCGGCGACACCGCCCCCGGTCCCGAAGCGCTCGAGGATGGCCTTGCGGTGCCAGTCGTTCTTGCGGCCGTCGGCGAAGGACGCCACCACGTTGCGGGTCGTCTTCTTGTCGCCGATGGAGACCTCGAAGCGCGCCGTCTCGCCAGCGTCGTCCTCCACCTCGACGGTGAAGCGCTGGCTCGCCGGCGTGCAGTCCTCGAGGGCCTCGCACGACGTCATCCCGGTCTCGTCGGTAGGCGCGCCCGGGACGCGCCCCGACAGCGCGAGGGACACGCCGTCGAGCACCGACGTCTTGCCCGTCATGTTCGGCCCGGTCAGCACCGTGAGCGGGGCGACCGGTACGTCGAGGCGGTGGCCCCGGAACCCGTCTAGGCGAACGCGCGTGATGCGGCGCTGGGTCGTCTGCTCGGCCATCACGCGAGCCCTCCCTCGATCAGGTAGGTGGCGGCCTGGTGCAGGTCGATGACGTCGCCGAGGTTGTAGGTCTCGATATCGCCCCACCGCCCCTCGCAGGCCGCCGGGTAGACGTCGCTGCCGCTCATGCCCTCGTGCTTCTCGTAGTCGAGCCCGATCCGCGCCAGCGCCTCGGTGAGCTTCACGTAGACGTGGCGCTCGCCGGCGGTGACGACCTGCATCACGTCGAGGTGCGGGCGGGTGTGGAACCGCGGCGTGGCGAGGCGCACGGTCTGGCGCACGCCCGGCATCCCCTGGAACGGGGCCCGGTGCCGCATCGAGCGCCACTCGAGGGCGCGGACGTCGAAGGCGGCCCCGTTGTAGGTGGCGAGCACCACGTGGTCGGTGGCGAAGCCCTCGGCGTAGGAGCCGAGCGCCTCCCACAGCGCCAGGAGGAGGCGGTGCTCGGCCGCCCACTGCTCGTCGATGCTCATCTCCATGAGCGGCTTCGCGGCCTCGACGATCTGGCGGCGGAAGATCGGGACCTTCCTCTGCGTGTCGAAGGCGTTCATGTCGCTGTCGGTGCCCCAGGAGCACACGACCGCCGCGGGCCCGATGGCGCCGCCGTCGCCCATCCCGGGCTCGAGCGTGAACACGGCGAAGCTGCAGATGGCCAGCGTCGTGGGCTCCATGCCGAGCTTCGCGAGCCGCCGCTGGCGCCGGGCGTCGCCGCTCGCGACGAACGTGTCGAGGGCCTTGATCAGCGCCTCGGGCTTCTTCGCGTTGCCCGGCTTGAAGTCCTCACCGAGCAGCTCCTTCAGGCTGTCGACGTCGCCCCCCTCGGCCGCGGCGCGCGCCTGGGTGAGCGTCAGCGGGTCCACGTCAGGCTCCGCCATCGCCCGGGCGAGGAGCCGCGCGTCGGGCACGGTCTCCAGGTCGAGCGTGACCACCTGGGGCGTCGTCGCCGTGGTGGGCGCCGCCGCGGGGCGGGCGGACAGGATGGGGGTGGCTGCTGCGGTCGCGGTGCTCATGGTCGGGTCCTCCTCGTGGCTCTCGTTCGTGCGTCGCTCGTTCGTCTGTGGGCGAGAACGGCGCCCGGCGACCGTCCGCCGGGGGCGCCCGGGGCGGCGTGCCGTCAGGCCGCGGCGCCCACCCCGGCCATGGGCAGCGCCGGGCGCCCCGTCTGCTTCAGCGTCCCGTGGATGTAGTCCTCGGCGGTGCGGCTGGTACGCGACCACGCGTGCATGTCGTGCCAGTCGCCGATGCCGCCCACGAAGGCGATGCGGACGCGGCGGGGCTCGGCGGGCGTCCCCTCGACCACCTCGAGGCTGGCCACCGGGCCCACGACCGGGAGGGCGGGGGCGAGCGGCGCCGGCTCCTGGGTTCGGAGGGCCGCGAGGTCCCCCGCGTCCTCGCGCTTCTGCGGCAGGATGCAGGGCCAGTTCTGGCTCCAGGTGGCTGCGCCGAGCAGCACCGCGGCCCCGCCGCACCTGAACTGGCGGCGCTTCGCGGTGAAGAGCAGCTCGCCCGCCCCGCAGGTCGGGCAGACATCCGGGGCGCCCGCCTGAGCTGTCGTCGTCCCGCCCATCGTGGTCATCGTCATCGTCGAGGTCATGCCAGGTCCTCCCTTCATCAGATCGTTGTGCTGCCCCTCGCCAAGGGCGCCCCAGCCCACCCCGGCGAGCCAGGGTGCGACCGCCCACCGGGGTGGGCCAGGGCAGCGCCGCCCCTCATGGGGCGTCAGGGGCGGCGCGTTCGCGGCGACGTTGTGCACGGAGCTGCAAGTCCTCTCGCGCACGTCGCCTGGATCCGTTGTCACCGGCAGCAGGCCGTCCTACTGCGTTCTGCGCCCGTCCGGGCCGCCCGCTGCCTCGTCCTCCTTCCCAAGTGCCCGGACTCGAACGGCGTTCGCATTGTTGCGTAGATGCTGCTTGCGACGCTGAACGCCGGTGCAGTATCCTCGCCTTGCTTACCCCGGGGAGGAAGCCCATGCCCCTACGCACAGACCTGCGTGCGATTCGGTTGCTCGACCAACGACCTCGGCCGTGCAGCGCCTTGCGGGCGCCCCTTCAGGGGTGCGACGTCGCCTTGTTTGGCGCCGGGGGCGTGGGCTCCTCTCCTTCAGAGAAGGGGCCGTTCGCCGCCAGCGTGGGCCCGTCCGAGGCGGGCGTCGCGGTGGCTGGCAGCGGGTTTTCAGTGAGCGCCGAGCACGAATTGAAATGTGCCTGAGAGGCGCAAAAAGGTCAACAGAAAATTGCGCCTGTCAGGCGCAACGGAGGGCGCGGTGGGACGCCGCATGGTGGAGGCGGGGCCCTGGACGCTGTTCGGGGACTGTGAGGTCGTGGGAGTCGTCGTGGATGAAGCGGTCGTCCCCGCGACCGGCAAGGCATGCGTGGTGCGATGGGTGGTCGGCGATGTGACGTTCACGGCGTCCGCGGTCCGGGCTGTCGACGGGTACGTGCTGGACTACAACGGGCACCAGGTCGTCGATGACGATGTGGCGTTGGTGGGCGCCATCATCAGATGGAGGCGTGTCGCAGCTCGTGGTTGAGGGGAAGGGCGCCTACCCGAACGGCACGACCCTCGACCACGTGGCCCGGCGGGTCCAGGGCGGCTTCAGGTCCGTGTCGCGCGAGCGGTTCTTCCTGCCGGAGGGGCGGTGTGTCGTGATGGGGGTGGTGGAACGTGCGGCTGAGGTGCGAGAGTAGGAACCGACTCCTACTATTCTCGTTCTATGAGATCTAGCGACCGTCCCGCATCCGAGACAATCCCGAGGAGTTCTACTCTGCGTTCCGGTGTGGCCACATCGAATACAGACGGTACATTACCGATCTCTAGTAGGCTAAGCACTTCACTTCGAGCGTCATCGGACCCGCCAGGCAGAACATAGGCAATTAGTTGGACACCCAGCGGCGCTCCGGGCAGCGCAACGTGCCCCGCATAGGTCGAGAGTCGCTGCGAGACGTCTCGTGCTTCCCTGCGCAAGGTCGCTGTCTGCACGTCACAAAGCACAGGTTCCATTAGCAGAAGCGTTCGTGCACCGCGGACCCAGTGTGTCACGGTCGGGAGAAGTGCAGACCGCTTCCTCCACCACGGCGCCGTGAACTGGTTGGGATTGAACCCACGGTGGACCCAGTGGCCCACCTTGTGCTGCCGGAAGAAGTTGTATCCTGCGTCGTCCCGCCTTGTGCGTACAGTAGGGCGAGGTTGCGACGTCTTTAATGCTGGTACTGGGCGCGGGAGCAAGTGTCGCTGAACCCACGTGGCTCCCTCGCGAAGCGCTCTTGCGGGTATGGTTAGTGGGTCGCCTAACTCGAAATGATGGCCTACATCTCCAGGAAGTGCATCAGGGCTTAGTTGTGCCGCTTCGAGTCGGTGTAACACGAACGAAAGGAGTCGCACAGCCAGCGGATCGCCCAAGCACTCTGCTTGCGGCAACTTGAGCGCAGGCGCGAACTTGGCAGTGTCCCCACAGCCAATGATGGCGCCCACGGCGATACGTGACCCCACCATCGGATCCGTCATGAAGAAGACAATGCGAGCCTGAGCGATCATCTTTGCCCTTCGTCAAGAAAGCGACGAACTAGCGGCAACGCGTTTCGACAGCGATGCCGAAGCACTCGTAGCATATCATCGTGGCAGTTCAGCTTGGCGACTTCGCAAGATTCTGTAACAATGCTCCTTAGTTGAGATCTGCTCAGCGATCGTGCTCGTCGTGCAACCGTCGTTGCTCGCCCGCGGACAAGGTCCCATGGAACGCCTTCGATCAGGGCGTCGTGTCCTGGACGCTCCGACCTCCGGTTCCAGAGACTGGAGGGATATCCGATGAGCGCCTCTGCCCAGTCGATGCCCCAAAGGCGAAGGTACCCGTCTGGCTCCATAGCGAGCAGGACGTTCCCCGAACGGCGGTCCCCGCTAAACGTCAACACGTCGATGGCCAGCAAGGCGCCGAGGTGTCGGATGTTCCGGACCATCGTGACGTGGCTAGGGTGCCACTTAATCGTCGCGGGGATCCACCCGCTCAACCACGCCTCCTGTCCGTCCGTCATACAAACTGCCCCTAGCGGTACCTGTACCCCAAGCTCATTGGACAGAAGGTACGCGGTGGCTTCGGCAAGCACCAATTCACGAGAGTTTCCAGCGACGAGTTTGGCGACCCATTTCCGGCCGGTTTGATAATCTACCGCAAATCTGGCGTCGTTCGCGGAATCGCCTGTGTGTGGGCCGAGCGTATATGCGGCCACTCGCTCGATTCGGCGAGGCGCGAACAGTTCCTGGGCGACGGGCGGTTCAGGAGTTCCGGGAGTGTCCCTAGGTTCCACCACGGCGCAGTTCTCCTCTACACACACCAAGTTGCCGTGTTGCCTCCTGTCCCCCCACCGCTGGCCCGGGGGTTCTTCAGGGGCGTCGTGTCTTACGACCCACCGGCCACTTCCTCTAAGCACTGCCCCGCCAGCGCCGCCCCGTTGATCCACGCTCGGTCCGCTGCCGTCTGCACCTCGTACCAGGGGGGCGACGAGGCCTAGCGATCGACAATCTTCAGTTCGCAGTTGTCGAAGTCGCGGCACACCCTGATGGGCTCCTCGTCGAAGGCGCCGACCTCCACGACTGCGGTGCTGTCAGGCCACATTGTGCCCGAGCAGACCTCGTTGGACCTGGCCTTGGTGCCGATGGGTCGCTCTGCTCCGAGCATCTCGTCCACGCCCTGCGCGTAGGCCTTCTTGAACTCTGGGTCCACGTCCAGGGAGGCCAGTACGGGATCCTTGGACATCTTGGTCTTGACGATCTGCACTTCCACGCACATTCGACCAGGCAAGAACTCGGAGTTGGTGAACGTGCACTTGGAGCCGCCAGCGAGGGGGCCTGCGACCTTGCACGCGACCTGGACGGTGGCCGGGGCGATGATCCAGAGGCCAGCGGCAACCAAGAGCAGCACGCCCAGGGTCACTCCGATCTTCGCGAGTGGGCTGTCTTGCCACCGTCGGTCGGGCCGCGCTTCGCGGCTGGCGTTGCCCGTCAGGTCCGTTCCGCAGTACCGGCACTTGATGGCCTCGGCCTGGATCGTCTCGGCGCAGTACGGGCACTTCTTTGTGGCGCTGTCGTCGTTCATGCTGTCCCCCATGTTCATCCGGGAGTGCTAGTGGTCGTCGGGCTCTGGACGCACCATCCCCCGCGCCTGAATGGACTTGGCCGTGTCGAGCAGGATCTCGAGGCCAGCCTCGTCGAGTTGGTGAGCGATGGCCACTAACTGCTGAAATGCCTTCGGCTGCTCGATGTCGGGCGGGTGGAAGTAGCCGAGGAGGTGGTACGGCTGGACGTCGACGCCGAGCTTGCGCAGGCCGGCCGCGACCACTTCCACCGTCTCTCGCGTCCAGTTGGCCTTGTTGTTCTCCACCTTGAACAGGTGCCCCCGGCTCACGGCTTCGCCGATCGCCTCCTTGAGCGGTTCCTGGCGCACCTTGGCCCGCTTTCGGATGTCCTTCAGGTAGAGCAGTAGGGGAACTGGCCGCATCTTCGCGAGGCTACCGCAGCGTCGGTCAAGCGTCGATGAAGGCTGGGGCACAACCTCCGCCACCTCACCCCTCCTTTTGAGCTTGACGAATGCGCCTGTCAGGCGCAAAATCGTCCTCATGAACCCGCTGAAGAGCTATCGAGAGGCGCACGGGAAGACCCAGCAGGAGATGGCCGACGGAATCGGCGTCTCGCGGGGCTACTACGCGCACCTCGAGGCTGGAACCCAGAAGAAGAACCCAGGCTTGCGAGTGCTGCTCAACGCGGAGCGGTTCACGGGCGGCGAGCTGAAGGTCCAGGAGCTTGCGACGTGGTTCGAGGAGCTTGGTCGCCCCGACGAGGCCGACCTTCCTTCGACGGATCCCGCCGCAGAGGCGGCGTAGGACGTCGTCCAACGAGTGATGAGAGGAGCGTTGGTGCGATGGACGGCGTGGTTCTTGCGCGTGCTGCTGGACGCCTTGCGGATGGTGATCGGACCGATGCTCCCGGGAGCGCTCAGGGCAATCGCCGCTGCTCGGCAGGGGGCGGGCCCGCGTTCTACTACTGCTCCGCTGCTGCGTCGCTACGACGTCGAGTCGACGGTCACTCTTCGCGGACCCGTAGGCGCAGCCCGACGTCGCTGACGTCAGCCTCCGCCCTCTCGAACAGCTCCCCGGCGATGGCCGCGGCCTCGTCGACGCTGCGGCCGGCTGCGACCAGCGTCGCCATGCTCTGCATGTACGCGCCGCGGACGATGCGCGTCGACACGATGCCCGCGATCTGCGCGAGCAGGTCCGCGAGCGGCTCGGGGCGATCGTTGTCGTCGTCGTCGCGGAAGACGGTGTCGTTGCGCTTGTCGGTGCGGTTGTCGTTGGTGGTGGTGCCCCCGCCGGGTGCCCCGGCCCCGGCCGCGCCCCCGCGCACCGGTCCCTCTCCGGTTCCAGATCCCATCTGCCCTCCTCCCGTGGCCTCGGCGGCTCGGGTCGTTCGGGCGCCTCGAGCGGAGCGGCTTGCCAGGTCCTCCACCGCTCGGGGCGCAACGGCCCGCAAGCCTGCCACGGGAGGAGGGCGCCCGCCAACCCGACGCCGGGAGGAGGTGTGAGGTGGTCGAGATGCGAGACGTGAACGTGGTCGTGATCGACCCCCAAGCTCCCGCCCTTCACCCGCGGGGAGGGCTGGTTCGACGGGCGGTCGTCGGCGCGATGGTCTGGTGGCGGGGTGCCTGGAGCGAGGCGCTGGGGATCATCGCCACGCGCTCCGCGATGAGGGACGCGAAGTCCTCCCTGGCGACGCTCAGATCGAAGGGCGTCGCGCGAGACCTGGGAACTGTCCGGGAATGCTCTCCCACGGGAACTTCTGCTGGGCCTTCCCGAGGAGATCGGTAGCTGTGTCGAGCGCTTGTTCTTCATCCACCCCCGCTGCAATGAGTGTCGCGGCGGTCTGCATGTACGCGCTCCAGACGATGGCGAGCGCGATGGCCCCTCCGTGTCGCTCTTCGGGGGCCTCGAGGGCGATGGAGCTGAGATCGGGTGTCGACGGCATGTGTCCTCCTCCCGTGGCACGGGCTGCTGTGGTGAGTCCTCGCTCGCGTGCGGTGCTTCCGACGGCCGCCGCACGGGGGCGGTCCGACAGTGCCACGGGAGGAGGGCGCCCACAACGGAGCCGAGAGGGAGGGTGTCGTCCATGACCACGAGGATGCACCGCGCGCGAGGGAGGGCGCACGCATGAACGGCAGGATCTCCATGCACGACCGAGCACCCGAGCGTGACCTCATCCGCACGGCCCTGATCCGGCTTGCCCAGCGGTCGGACGTGACGCAGGAGCGCGTGGCCGACGCGTGCGGCGTCCACCAGACGACGGTGTCCCGGTGGCTCTCGGGCCAGGCCGACATCCCCGCGCGGGCGCTGTCCCCCATCGAGGTGGAGCTCGGCACCTTCGCGCTCACGTCTGCCTACGCCCGGGAGCGCGGCGTGCGCTTCGTGCCCCTCGACGCGGACGAGAACGCGGCGCTGCGCGGGCGCTCGGAGTACGAGCTCGGCGCCTTCACCGTCGAGGCCTCGACCCGGGTGCTCTCCGAGCTGGCCGCGGCCCTCGACGACGGGGAAATCGACCCCGCCGAGGACCGCCGCATCGACGAGGCCCTCGAGGCCGCCGAGCTGAAGATCCAGAGCGTGCGAGCCGAGCTGCGCCGCCGCCGCGAGGAGCGGGCCGAGAAGGCGCGCGTCTCCCTCGTGCCGCCAGCGCGGGTCGACAGGGGTCGCTGAGACGAACGCCTGCCGGGAGGCAGGGAAGGGGCGAAGGGTGCTCGGACGAGTCGGCAAGAAGGTGGGACTGGCACTCGTATGCGCCGCCGCTGTGGTGGGCAACCTCGCCTTCGTCCTGGCGTCCGCGGGCCTCCTGGTGATCGCAGTCTCCGGCGGCATCAGCCCAGAGGAGGTGACCCGGTGACGCAGGCCAACTCCCAGGCCCTCATCGCGGCCGAGTGCGACGCCATCAAGGAGATGCTGCTCGCGAAGAACGCCCGCTACGGGGACAGCGCCCTCGACCCGGTGCGCGTCTTCTCCCGGGCGGACTCGGTCGAGCAGATCAAGGTCCGCATCGACGACAAGCTCTCGCGCCTCGCCCGCGGGGCCGGGCAGGGCGCCGACGACCACGAGGACACCGAGGCCGACCTCATCGGGTACCTGGTCCTGCTCCGGGTGGCCCGGCGCCGCCTGGCGCTCTCCACCCAGGGCGAGGGAGGCGCATCGTGAGCGCCTCCGCCCTGTGCGCCGCCGTGCTCGCCCTCGGCCAGCCCGCCGCCGCCCCGGACGTCTCTGCGCAGACCTGCGCCGACGTCGTCCGCGTGGCCCTCGAGGAGGGCGTCGACCCCGTCCTCGCGGCGGCGCTCGCCTGGCACGAGTCCCGGCTCTCGCCGACGGCCATCAGCAAGCGGGGCGCGCGCGGGGCGCTGCAGGTGATGCCCGGGACGCTGCGGCGGTGCCGGGAGGCGCGGGGCACGGCGGGCTGCGGGTTGATCCGCGCCGGCGTCGTCGAGCTGGGGCGGCTGCTGGGGCGGCACACCGTCGAGCGCGCCGTCTGCCACTACAACGGCGGCAACACGTGCGGGCCGCTGTCGCTGCGGTGGGCCCGCCGGGTGCTCCGGACGGCCGCGGAGCTGCGCGGCGGCGAGACGTAGATCGGCGACCTCGTCCGGGCCCCTGGGGCGCGGGATGCACCGCCGCGGCGGTGCCGGGGGCACGACGAAGGTGTGTGGTGGGGAGTGGCCCTTCCCCGGATCGAACGTAGGCCGCCTCGTGGGCGGCGCAATGGCAGGAGACGCAACAGGGGGCCCGGCCTGTCGCCGGGCGCCGACACGGAGACCGCGAGGGAGAGGAGGAGACGCACATGGCCCGCAGCACCATCAAGTTCGAGCCCGTGCAGCTCGACACCATCGCCGAGGGGAAGCTCTACGACGAGTTCCACGACGTCCAGAACCACGTCCTGAGCACGATGCCGAAGGCCGGGGACAACCCGGAGACGGCCATCTACGACCCGAGCAAGCCCCGCAAGGTCACCATCGACATCGTCTACGAGCCGAAGGACGGCGGCATCGCCATCGCCTACGAGATCAAGACGAAGATCCCGCTGCGCTCCCGCGCACGCGGCGGCTTCGCCCAGTTCGACCCGGCGACCGGCGAGCTCGTGCAGGTGGCCGCCAAGCAGCAGTCCCTGCCGAACGTCGGGCCCGAGACGCCCGCGACCCCCAAGGTCACCCCCATCCGCAAGCAGGCCGCCGGCGGCGACGACCTGTAGCAGCACGCGGGGCCCGCCTGGGGCGCGCCGCGCGGTGCGGCGCCCCACGGCTCCCCCACGCCCGAGACCGAGGAGCAGCACCATGATCGAGGACAGCACCCTGGGCAACATCCTGAACGCCCCCCTGCAGACCGTCGCCGAGCTCGCCGAGGACAAGGCGCGCGCCCAGGCGATGCGCGACCACGAGAAGCCCCTCTTCGAGGAGTTCAAGCTCGTCGGCCGGACGTTCATGGTCGACACGACCACGAAGCGAGCCACCGAGGTGAAGGCCCCGAAGCAGGACCAGTTCGTCTTCCCCCAGGTCGGCTCGCTGCGCGGCGTCGCCGAGCTCGTCCAGCGCCACGGCCACCCCGGCAACGGCGCCGTCGTCGTCGGGGCGAACGGCATCCGTGCCTACCTCGCCATCACCGCCGACGAGGACGACCAGCGCCCCGAGCTCGTCTGCCCCTACTTCCACGGCGACGACGCCCCGAACGGCGAGATGGGCGTCGAGGCCCTGTACATGTGGCTCGACCGGTTCTGCGGGCAGCTCGGCCAGACCGAGGTCGACGCGGACCAGGAGCGCGCCATCTGGACGGCCGTCTCCTCCGTCAAGGCTGTGGTCGCCGACGAGTACGAGGTGTCGAGCGAGGGCGCCTCCATCGAGATCACCACGAAGACGAAGCAGGGCGTGTCCGGCAAGAGCCACCTCCCGAAGTACATCACCGTCCGCCAGCGGGTCGGCGTCCGCGAGTTCCGCACTGAGCGCCTCTACCGCCTCCAGGCGCTGCTCCCGGGCAAGGGCCGCGACTCCCTCGGCTTCCGCCTCATCCCCATCGACACCGACGGCGCCCACGAGCGCTTCGTGGCGTGGGCCGTCGACGGCCTCGACCAGCTCCTCAACCAGTCCGAGGCGGCCATCGCGAGGCGCGGCACCTCGACGCCGGGCACCTCCTGGATCGTGTGCGAGGGGCCGTAGCCGTCGAGGCCTCGAGCGAGCACCCGGACGGGGCTCGGGGGACACGCGCCTCCGGGCCCCGGGACCACGATCACGAGGGAGCGGCATGGCGGCCACGGCGGCGATCAGCAGCGGGACAGCGGCGGGAGGCAGCGGGGCGTGGTTGTCCGAGCAGCCACGAGGGGGGCGGCGATGACGCGGCGCCCCGTCGAGCGGTGGAGCTGGGACCAGGTGCGCGACGAGATCCGCCGCGTCATCTCCCCCGAGGCGCTGCTGCGGCAGCTCGGCGCGAAGCTCCAGAAGGCCGGCTCGAGCTACAAGACGTCCTGCCCCTGGCACCCCGGCGAGAAGACCCCGTCCTGCCACCTCTACGACGACCACGTCCACGCCTTCGACTGTGGCACCACCGGCGACGTCTTCGACATCTGGATCGCGCTGCACGGCGGCACCCAGGGCGACGCCCTCCGGGTGCTCGCCGAGATGGCCGGCGTGCGCCTCCCCGACCCGAGCCCCGAGGACCAGCAGCGCCACGAGCGGCGCGCCCGCGTGCGCGACGTGGTGGAGTTCGTGGCGTCGCTTGCCCGCGACCGCTTGCAGGGGGGAGACGAGCGGGCCCAGGTGGCCCTCGGGTGGCTCCGGTCCCGCGGCATCACGGAGGCCACGGCCCGCACCGCCAACCTGGGCGTGCTCGCCGGCTACGACGACGCCCGCACGGCGCTCTACGGCGCCGGCGGCGACGAGGCGGTCGAGGCCGCCCTCGCCGCGGGGCTCCTCCGCCCGAGCCAGAAGGAGGGGCGGCCCCCCTTCGACACGTTCCACCACTCGGTCGTCTTCCCCATCCTGCGCGCCGGGCGCGTCGAGACGCTCATCGCCCGCATCCACACGGGGCTCCTCCTCGAGGAGAAGCGCCAGGCGAAGACCCTGAAACTGCGCGTGGACGACACGGCCCCCGACGCGCCCCCGACCCCCTACGTCTGGTGGCCCGCCGGGCGCCGCCCGTCGAAGGACGTCCCCGTCGTCACGGTCGAGGGCGAGATCGACGCCCTCACCATCCTCCAGGCGGGCTTCAACGGAGCCTCCGCGCTCCTCGGGACCGCAGCGGCCGGACGCACCGAGGCCGCCCAGGACCTCTGCGGGGCCCAGAAGGACCGCACCGTCTACTTTCTCCCGGACCGGGACCGCGCCGGCGCCGACGCCGCGCAGAAGCTCGCCGCCCAGCTCGGCAACGCCCTGCGCATCGTCGAGCCCGCCCCGTGGATCGAGCGCGGGCACAAGGACGCGAACGACGCGCTCATGCACTGGGTGCGCGTCTCCGAGGGCGACCTGGAGCGCGCGTCGTTGGCGCTCCGCACGGAGCTCGAGGGGGCCCTCGCGGCGTCGGTCTCGTGGTTCGAGTGGGAGGCCCGGCGCCTGCACGCCCAGGCCGGCGACGACCGCCTGGGACTCGCCGACCTCGTCGTGGACCGTGTTGTGCCCGTCGTCGCCACCATCCGGGAGCCGGTGCACCGCGCAGAGGTTGTCCGCCTCGTGGCCCAGGCGACCCGGCTCCGCGCCGGCGACATCACCCAGGCCGTCACGCGGGCGCAGTCGGAGACCGCCACGTCGTCGCGGCGCGCCGAGTCGCCGGGCCGCGGCCACCTCCGGGTCATCGACGGCGGCGACGCGGGGGAGGGCGCGGCGTCGGGGGGCGGCGACTCCACGCAGCGCGAGCAGGTGGTGCTCCGAGGCGACCTCGAGGACAAGGCCCGCACCGTGATCGCTTGGCTCGAGGACCGCCAGCGCCGGGAGGGGTGGCAGCTCTTCCAGCGCGGCGGCACGCTCGTCCGCATCGCCCCGCGACGGGACGGCGTGCAGGTCGAGCCCATGGACGCCGACCGCCTCATCGAGCACTGCACGAGCCGCGCGCGCTTCTACATCCACAAGGGCGAGGAGCCCGAGCTCGTCGACTTCCCGCTGCGGCTCGCCTCGTACATCCTCGCGAAGCCCACGTGGCGCGCGGTGCCGTCGGTGGAGACGGTCTACCGCTCCCCCGTCGTGGCCCCCGACGGGTCGCTCGTCCTCACGAGTGGCTTCCACGAGGCCCTCGAGGCGTGGGTCGACGTCGGCGACCTGGTGGTGCCGCACGTGCCCGAGCGCCCGACGGGGGAGGACCTCGCCCGAGCGCGGCACCTCCTCGAGGTGGAGCTCCTCGGCGACTTCGCCTTCGACGGGGACGCGAGCCGGGCGAACGCCCTGGCCTACGCGCTCTTCCCCATCGTGCGGCCGCTCGTCCGGTGCCCGTCGCCCCTCTACATCTTCTCCGCGCCCGCCGAGGGCTCCGGCAAGGGGCTACTGTCGAACGTGCTCGCCGAGGCCGCCATCGGGCGCGAGCCCACGAGCATGTCCGAGTCCCGCGACGACGACGAGTGGCGCAAGCGCATCACGTCCACCCTGGCACAGGCCCCGTCATGCATCCGGATCGACAACGTCAACCGGAAGCTCGACACCGGGGCGCTCGCCTCGGTGCTCACGAGCACCTGGTGGACCGACCGGGCCCTCGGGCGCTCCGAGAACGTCACGTACCGCAACGACGCCGTGTGGTCGCTCACGGCGAACAACCCGAACCTCTCGCCCGAGCTCGGTCGCCGGAGCTGCTGGATCCGCATCAAGCCCGAGTGCGCCCGCCCGAGCGAACGGAAGGGGTTCCGGCACCCGAACCTCGCGGCCTGGGCCCGCGAGAACCACGGGCAGCTCGTCTGGGCGCTCCTGGTGCTCGTGCGGCACTGGATGGCGACGGGCGCCCGGCGCAGCTCGCTGGTGATGGGCTCCTACGAGGACTGGGCTGCGGTCCTCGGCGGCATCCTCGAGGCCGCGGGCATCAAGGGCTTCATGACGAACCGCGAGGCCGGCTACCGCCAGTCGGGCGCCGACGCCGGCGAGTGGCGCGCCTTCTTCGAGGCCTGGTGGTCAAAGCACCGCGACGCCGAGATGGGCATCGCGCCCCTCGTCGAGCTCGCCACAAAGGAGGGTCTCCTCGACGAGGTCCTCGGCGACAAGGGCGAGCGCAGCCAGCGGACGAAACTCGGCATGGCGGTGGCGAAGAAGGTCGACCGCATCGAGGACCTCTTCCCCGGCGAGTTCCGCGCCATGAGCGTGAAGCTCGCGCGCTCGGACGGGCCCAAGGCGAAGGTGGCCACGTACCAGCTCGTCCGGGTGGTCCCGGCGACGGACGCGGGCGCCGGGAGACCTTCGGGCTCCGACGGAGACCTCGCGCGACCCTTGGACGCGCAGGGTCGTGCCGGGCAAGTGTTGAACTTCTCGAAGGAATCGAGAGCGCCGGAGACCTTGGAGACCTTTTCCGGGGTTCCGGCGGGTCTGGAGGGCGATCCGCGAGAAGAAGGGGAGCGGACGGATGGGGCGGCGCCTGGAGGGGCTGGAGGCGCACCCTCTACCACTACGACGGCGCCGCGCCGCGAGAGTGGAGGGTTGGGGAGCGGCGGATCTCCGGAAAAGGTCTCCAGGGTCTACAGCGGCGACGGAATGGCGGGGAATCAGGGCGCTTCTGAGCGGCGACCTGGAGGAGCAGAAGGTCTCCAAGGGTCTCCAGGGTCTCCGCCAGGGTCTCCGGACCGGCCACCGGACCGGCCACCGGATGGTCGGAGCGGGGCACCGCCGCCGGGAGGGGGCGGGGGAGGCCACGAGCGAGGAGCGGAACCGCCGGACGACCGGCCCGGGGACGGATCTTCTTCTTATGGTTCAGGATCTTCGATCGCGAGAGAGACCGAAGGGGAAGAAGAAGAGTGGGAGGAGCTGTGAGCGCGACGAGCAGCGGGAGCGACGACGTGCGGCGTGACGGCGGGGCGGGGCCTGACGGTGCACACGAGAGCCAGGAGGGACCGGGGCTCCACGAAGGCCTCGCCGACCTCGAGGCGGCCGGGATCCGGCTCTGGGTCGGCCCGAACGGCCGCCTCCGGGCGCCGAAGGGGCTCGACGCGACCTGCGAGGCTGCGGGCTTCGACGCGGCGTTCGTCCGCGGGTGGCTCGGCGAGCACAACGACGCCCTCGTGGCCCTCCTCCGGGCCCGGGCGGGCGTGGCGCGCCTGGAGGAGGCGGTGGCCGCCCACGAGGAGGACCAGGCGTCGGGCGTGGCGGAGCGCGCCGACATCATGCTCGTCGAGGCCCTCACGGAGTGCGGGGTGGACCCGGACGCGAGCGTGACGCCGGACGAGGCCGCCGACCAGGTCGTGGACCTCGCGGCCATCCGAGCGGCGGCCCGGGCGTCGTTCGAGCGGGAGTCGGCCGGGAAGACGGCGGCGCAGTGCCGGGCGCTCTGGGAGGACCACCGCGCCTTCTGGGAGCAGGCGATGGGCCCGCACGCGCACGAGCTGAGCAACGAGGAGGTGGACCGGGTCGTCGCCCTCGAGGCGGACATCGAGGCGGCGGTCGCGGAGGGGGCGTACGCCAGGGCGGCGCGACTCGTGCGGGCGTGGCAGGACGCGACGACGCCCCAGGCCCTCCGGGCGCGCGAGGCGCGGGGGGAGGCGGCGTAGGTGGCAGCCGTCCGCCGAGGGCTCTCGGTCCCCACCGAGGAGCAGGAGCAGAGGTGGCTCGCGGAGTACCTCGACGCCCTGGGCCTCGTCTGGTGGCACACGCCCAACGGCGGGCACCGGGACGTGCGCGTGGCCAGGAAGCTGGCGGGGCAGGGCGTCAAGCCGGGCGTCCCGGACGTGGTCATCGTCAGCAGGCCCCCCTTGCGGCCCGACGCGCGGGGCGTCGCCATCGAGCTGAAGCGCCGGGAGGGCGGCGTGGTGAGCGCGCTGCAGCGGCAGATGATCCAGCGTCTGGAGGCGGAGGGCTGGTTGTGCCTGATATCGAAGGGTTGGGAGATGGCGGCCGAGTGGCTCGCGCGAGAATGCGGCTGGGGAGGCTTCCCCGGGGGCGCGCGGGGCTCTGGTATCATCCGAGTGCAGAATATGGACATGGGCAATTGTGACACACAATGCAGAGGGAGTGTGCGCAGATGACGGACAGCATGGAGCGTGAGGTTCGCGTCGGGGGCGTGGAGCGGTTCGCGGTCCTCGTCCCGGCGGAAGTCCGGGAGGGCGCAGACAGCGGTGAGGGCGATGGGGGCGCGGCGGGGCCCGACCGGGACGAGCGCGTGTGGCTGTTCTCCTCACAGTTCGACGGCGACGGGGAGTGGATCGACGTCGAGGTCTGCGACGGCCCGGGCGGCTGGAGCGTGGAGGTGGGGCACGTGCGGGCGGGAGATGACGGCGTCTCCGTCCTCGTCGGGTCGCCACGGCGCATCGTGGTGCAGCGGGGGTCCGCTCTCGGGCCTGAGCTCGTAGACGCTGAGCCCGTCGATCTTCTCGATCCCGACGACGTGGCCAACCTCCGCCGCGACCTCATCGAGGCCAACACCCAGGTCGTCGACCTGTGCAACGCCCTCGCGCGCATCGCCTGCCGGCACGGCATGCCGCCGGAGGTGACCCCGGAGGACATCGCGGACTGCGCCATCGAGGCCGCCGACGCGTACGGGGAGCGGGCGTACGAGGTCGTGCGGACGTGCGGCGGGGAGCCGGGCGTCGACGGGTGGCGGGAGGCGCTGGCGCGCGTGGTGAAGGAGCGGAACCGCGCCACCGCAATCGTGGAGGCCGCGGCGCACTCCGACCGCGTCGTCCTGGGCAAGCTGTACGACTCGTTGGACCCTGCGGACCGGGAGCCCCTGTGGGACGCTGCGGATCGGCTTCGGCGCGAGCGCGACGAGGCCACCGAGCAGCACTACCGGTGCCAGCAGGAGCTGGAAGCGGCTCGAGCCATGCTCACCGAGGCGGACTGCGCGCTCGTGGCGGTGGCCGACGTGCTCGGGATCGCCCTCGACTCCACGCCGACGCAGATCGCCGAGACGATGGCCGCGCGGGCTGGCGTCGTCGCCCAGGCCGCCGCGGCCCTCCCACGCTGCTCCGACTGCGGCCACCAGTGGACCGTCGTCGGCGGCGTCACCCAGGACGGTCTCGGATGGGTCGAGGGCACGGCCGCCCACGAGTGCGACGGGATCGGGTCGCTCGCGACCTTCGCCCGGGACGCCGACGGGCAACTCGTGACCCGGGACACGTTCGACGTCGAGGAGGTGGGGCGGCTCCGGGACGTCATCGAGCGCCTGGAGCAGGAGGGCGGCGGCGGACATGCGCCGGCGCCGACCCTGACGCGAGAGGAGCGGGCCCAAGCGCTGGAAAACCTGAAGGCGCTGAACATCGAGTTCGAGCCCGACCCGCCCGCCTGCGTGCGGTGCGGTGGGAGCGGCGAGGAGCCGACGGCCACCCCCATTCAACCCCCCCGCCCCGTGCCCCCGTACGACGAGCTCGACGCCGGGATCCGCGAGACCGTGCGGTGGCTGTTCGACCACGGCTTCGACCCCACCGACAGCGGCGACGGCGTCTCGAAGTTCACGGACCCATCGAACCGCTACCACGGCCTCGCCGGGGCCCTCGACGAGCCGCACGTGTTCATGCGCGTGGCGTCGCCCGCCGCCCTCGCGGCCGAGGCCGACCGCCTGCACGTGCTCCTCGAGGAGCGGGGCGTGGACATCCCCGGGAGCCTGGAGGCGAGCTACGTCCCTGACGAGCCCGCGGTGCTGGCGCTCCTAGGCGTCGACGACCGGGTGCTGTTCGGGGCGGGGGAGGGTGGAGCAGAGCCCCGGGAGACCCCGGAACTGGGGCCCAAGTCCTCCGTTGACTCCCCCCTCCCTGGCGGTGCGTGCGACGACGGCGACCCGTGCACCGCCGACACCTGCATTGCGCCCCCTGGAAGGGACCCGGCGCCGCAGGCCTTCGACGCGTCCACTCGCTCGCCTGCGTCGTTGCTGGATGTGGCGCCCGGTTGTCCGAAGGCCTGCGACGACGGCGACCAGTGCACCGACGCGCCCATTGGCGCGGGCGATGGGCACCCATGAAGCGCCTCCCCGCCCTGCTGGACGCGGCGATCTGGAGCGTCGCCGCCGCCTGGTTCGCCGCGGAGACGGTGTTCCGGATGGTCCGGTTCTACGTCGAGGAGCTCCGAGAGGACGTGGCCGCGGCCTGCCCGATGTGCGGGCGGTCGGCGGGTGCGTGCGACGACGGCAACCCGTGCACCACGGAGGCCCCGTGATCGTCATCCTCCTCATGGTGGCGGCGTTCCTCGCCGGTATCGGCTTCGAGCGCTGGGACCGGCGCTGGCGCGCACGCTGGGAGGACCGCGCCAGGCAGGCGGAGCTGATGCTGGCGTTCCGGAGGACCGAGACGTCGGCGACGCCGCGTCTGTGGCGCCAGGCTGACGGCCACCGGGAGCTTCCCCGCGAGGCGGCCGACGCCGATCATTGGGCGGCGGTCCGCGACGAGCTAGCCCGGACCGCGCCGGTCCCGGTACATCCCATGGCGAGCTGAGAGAGGTTCTGGACCGATGATTCTGAATCCGAACCACACGTACCGCAACGCCGAGGACACCGTCCGGCTGGTGGTCATCAACGGCGCCAAGGGAGAGCCCTTCGACGACCACATGGTCTTCGCCCGGGAGTGGACTCGGGACGGCGACGACTGGGAGGATGAGGGGCGGGACTTCTACGACGAGCGCGAGTACGCCGACTGGGTCGACATGGGCCAGGGGCAGTTCCTCGGCAGGGGGGAGCCGTGATTGCTCGTCGTCCGCCGTGGGCCACCCTGGTTCCGACATCGTCGCCTGCCCAGCACTGCGGCATCTGCGGCTGCCCTTTGATCACCTTCCGCGACTGGCGCTCGGATCGCGTGCTGGGGAAGGCCTGCCTCGCGTGCGAGTGGTCCCAATCACGGCGCGCAATCAGGCGCAGACTCCACGGAGAAGCAGCATGAAGTGGGTCGCTTTCCGCAACTTGGTGTCGAACGCCCTGCTGACCGTGCGCCCCTACGCGCGGCGGCGCTTCGAGCGGATCATCGCCGACCTGGATCCCAGTGGGGTAGCGTTCTTCGCGAGCTACATCACCGATCGCGAGGTCATGGCGTGGACGCCTGAGTGGATGGCGCGCTGCGTCTACCGTGCGTGCATCGCAAGCAACGTCCGCTCGGGCGCGTCGAAGCTTGAAGCCCGATGGCCCAACATCAAGGGAGCCGCCACCCGATGAACATGCACACCGCCACCTGGGCCGTCGTGGACACGGAGACGACGGGACCCGACCCCGACACCGCGAAGATCGTCGAGGTCGCGGTCGCGCTGTTCGGCGGCGGGGAGCTGCTCGAACCGCCGCGCTCGTGGCTCGTGAACCCCGGCGAGCCCATCCCCGAGGACGCGACCGCGGTGCACGGCATCTCCAACGAGATGGTCGCCGGGGCGCCGCGGCTCGAGGAGGCCCTCGGCGCGATCTGCGCCGCCGTCGCGCCCGCGGAGGTCCTGGTCGGGTACAACGCGCTGCACTTCGACTTCCCCCTCCTGGCGCGCCTCGGGGGGCCGCGGTGGGTGGCGGCCATCGCGGGCAAGCCGGTGGTGGACCCTATCGTGATCGTCCGCCACGACGGCATTGGCCGCTACTGGAAGGGTCCTGGGAGGCACCGCCTGGGCAAGGTGTGCGAGCGCTTCGGCATCGACGCCGACGGGGCCCACCGCGCTGGCGCCGACGTCGTGATGACGGGCCGCCTGCTGTGGCGTCTCGGGCCCCTCGCGGTGGACGCCGGGCTGCCCGCAGACGCCCACGCCCTCGCGGCAGAGCTCGCGCGGCTCCAGGTGGGCCAGGAGGCCGACTACCAGGCGTACCGGGCGCGGATGGGACACCGCATCCTCGCGGGTCGGGTGTCCGAGGTGACGCTGGCCGGTGCGGGGCTGCTGCGCATCGACATCTACCCAGGCGACGCCGCGGAGCCCATCGCCTCGCCGATGCACCCGCCGTCGGCGCTGTACGGACTTACCCCGTGCACGGAGGAGCGGGCGCGCCGGGCGGCGGCGACGCGCTTCTACGAGGGTGGCATGCGCCTCGCGCTGCCGGCGCCCGAGCCGGTGACGCCGGGTCCGGTCATCATCGACGAGGACGCGTTCCGGCGAGGCGCCGAGTCCGCGCCGGCACCGTGGTCGGGTGACCCGATGGAGGACGAGCGGTTCGAGGCCGCCGAGGAGGCGACGGACATGCTGCTCACGGTGGACGCGCACATGAACGACCGACTCAAGGTGGCGAAGCGCCTGGCCGACGCGTTCGGGCTCGAGTGGCCGCGCGGCTCCGGCGACGATGACGAGGACGAGGACGGAGAGGACCCGACGTGGCCGCTCGGGGACGACGAGGCCGCGGCCGAACGCGAGCACGCCGCTGCCGCCGCCGGCACCGGCGCCGGGCCCGCCGGGGAGGACGTGGCGCCGTGACCGACCCGAACCACACCAGCTCCGCGCCGACCATCCTCGACCACCCCGTGGAGATGATGAACCTCCGCGACCTGACCCCGGCGGGCTACAACCCACGGCACATCAGCCCAGAGGCGCAGGCCGGGCTTCGGCGTTCGCTCGAGAAGTTCGGGCTCGCCGACAAGATCGTGTGGAACCGACGTTCGGGCCGTGTCGTGGGTGGGCACCAGCGCCTGGACATTCTCCTCCGGGCCGGAGTGGAGCGCGCGCGCGTGGTCGTCGTGGACCTCGACGACGAGGCCGAGAAGGCCATGAACGTCACCCTGAACAACCCGCTCATCGCGGGCGAGTTCACGGAGGACCTGGGGCCGCTGCTCGACTCGATTCGGGAGTGGGACCCAGGGCTCTACGACGACCTGCGCTTCGAGGACCTGCGCCTCGATGTGTTCGAGCTCGACGGGGACCGCGGCGCCAGCGGGGAGGACGACGCGCCCCGCGACGACCTCGGCGACCCGAACGACATCCCCGAGGTCGAGGAGGTCGCGGTCAGCCGTCTGGGCGACCTGTGGATCCTGGGCGACCACCGGCTGCTTTGCGGCAGCTCCACCGTGGACGCCGACGTCCGGCGCCTGATGGGCGGGGAGCGGGCGCGCCTGTTCGCGACGGACCCGCCGTACCTGGTGGACTACGACAAGGACGAGGGCGTCACCTGGGACGACTCTTCGCAGGGCCAGGCGCTCTACGACGAATTCATCCGGTGCGCGGTGGAGCACGCCATCGAGCCCGACGCGGCCTGGTACTGCTGGCACGCGAGCGTGCGCCAGTCGATGGTCGAGGCCGCCTGGGCGAAGGCCGGGGCCCGCGTGCACCAGCAGATCATCTGGGCGAAGGACCGGCCTGTCCTCGGGTGGTCGCACTACCTGTGGTCCCACGAGCCGTGCTTCTTCGGCTGGCTCAAGGGGAACCGCCCGCCGCGGACCGCCGCGGACAAGCTCCGCACGGTGTGGCCGCTCCCGACGGCGTTCGAGGGCGAGGAGCGCCCCGACCACCCGACGCCGAAGCCCATCGACGCGTTCGGCATCCCGATGCGGCAGCACCTGCGCCCGGGCGACCTCTGCTACGAGCCGTTCGGCGGCTCGGGCTCGCAGATCATCGCCGGCGAGACGCACCGCCGGCGGGTGTTCACGATGGAGCTCTCCCCGGTCTACGTGGACCTCATCGTGCGGCGCTGGCAGCGCTATACCGGGCGGGCCGCGACGCTCGACGGCGACGGGCGTGCCTTCGAGGCGGTGGAGCGGGAGCGGGTGGCGGTGGGCGATACCGGGCGCGGTGATACTGCTCGACACGATACCGGCGGCGTCGAGCGCGCCGCGCAGGCTCAGCGCTGAGGGGGCGGCTCCGGATGGCAGGGCGCACCGACTACGAGACCGAGGAGCAGCGAGCCGCGTTCCGGCTGTTCCTCGAGCATCGGACGTTGAGGAGCGTCTGGGAGCGCTCCGAGAGGGGGGAGGCCACCATCAAGCGGTGGTCCACATGGTTCAACTGGGTCTCGCGTGCCGACGCCATCACCCGCGGCGAGCCCGACCCGGGGCCTCCGCCGAAGGAGGGGGACCCCCGTCCGCTCATCGGAGAGAAGAAGCGGCAGCGTGAGGAGGCGGCTCGTCGCCGCCGGGAGGTCCCCCGTGTCGAGGCGCCCGAGCCTGTGCCGCCGGCGGAGTCGGCGTCTGCGGCGGGTTCCGCGGCGGCGGGCGCGCCTCCCTCTGGGCCGTCGACGCCGGGCACGACCACGCCCTCGCCAGCCGAAATGTCGGCGCAGGACGCGAGGCGCATCGTCCGTAGGGGCATGGACGCGGGCCTCGGCGGTCGGGCGGAGCCGTCGCAGGAGATCCGCGCCGTCCGCACGCTGTGGGTCACGGCGGTCAAGACGCTGCTCGCCGGGCAGTGCACCACCGTGAAGGGCACCTGCCCCTACTGCAACGCGCGTGTGGAGCTGCCCGGCTGCGGCCAGGCGCCGAACTTCAAGCCGTCCGCCGCCGACGTGAAGTCGCTGATGACGCTCATGCGCGAGGTGGAGGCCGACGAGCGGGCGAAGGAACAGGAGGCGGCCGCAGACCGGCGCACGCTCGACGAGGTGGCCCACAGCATCGCGGCCCAGCTCGAGCAGCTCGGCGGGCTCGAGCTCCTCGTCGCCATCGCGGAGCACATGGGGCTGAGGGGCGACGAGAAGGCCGCGTAGGAGGCAAGCGTGGCAGTGCCCGGCGACGACGACGACTTCCGCGCGCAGCTCTCGGGGCTCCTGGCCGAGCTCGCCGCATGGGACGACCAGGTCCTCGACGGCCTCGGCGGGGACGTCCTCCTCGCGGCGGCCGAGGCGCTGGAACTGCCGGGGCCCGGGGAGTCCGCCGGCGCGGCCGCAGCCGTAGACGACGGCCCGACGCTCCTCGACGCCGCACGCGACCTGGCGGCCTCGGCCGTCCGCTCCCTCCTGGCGCACCGCTGCGACGTCGTGCGCGGCACCTGCCCCGCGTGCCACCGCGCCGTCGCCTTCAAGGGCTGCGGCCAGGAGCCCGACTTCGCGCCCAACGTGGCCGACGTGGCGCGCCTGCAGCGCTTCGAGCGGGAGCTGGCCGTCGAGGACGCCACGCTCCGCCGGGCCCAGGAGGCGTCAGCTCGGCCCGTCGCCGACGTGGCGGAGGGGGCCGCCCGCCTCCTGGAGCAGCTCGGGGGCTTCGGCGCCCTCGCGGCCCTGCTCGCGCCCAAGACGCCCGAGGAGAACCCGACGTGACCGCCGCCTGCGACGCCCGCCTCGACGCCACGACGCTGCGTGTCGCGGCCTGGAAGCCCTCCTGGGACGCCATCGGGCGCCGGGGCGTCCAGCGCCGCGCCGCCGTCCAGCGGGTCGCCCAGGCGCTCGCGCGCGCTGCCGCGGCGGGCCCACCCGGGGGCAGCACCGAGCAGGCTCTCGTCGCCCTCGAGGCGGACCTGCGGCGCCTCGCCGACCTGCAGGCCCAGGCCGATCACTTCGCCTGGTGCCGGAAGTACCTCGCCCGCCAGGTCAACAGCGAGCCGGCCCCGATGCACCACCGGGTGGTGGGCGACGCCCTCGCGTTCCTGAACCGCCGCGAGCCCGACCCGAAGCGCTTCCCCAACTGCCACGACAAGGGCGTCTACGCGATGCCGCGTGGGCATGGGAAGTCGACGCTCCTGTCCTTCTCGCTGCCGCTGCGGCTCATCTTCGAGTGGCGGTCGTTCGAGCTGTTCACCTACATCGACGAGCACGGCAAGCGCGTCGTCGAGCAGCGCCCCTTCATCGTGGTGGTCTCGGCGACGCAGGACCAGGCCAACGACCGCGTGCGCCAGATCCGCGATGAGATCGAGCGCAACGTCGAGCTCCGCGCCGCCTACGGGGACCGCCGCCCCTTCGGCCGGAACACCACCTGGGGCGACAGCGAGTTCATCACGGTCGACGGCGTCCGCGTCGTCGCGGTGGGCTTGGACGCGTCGTTCCGCGGCCTCGTCGAGGGCGAGGCGCGCCCGAACCTCATCCTCCTGGACGACTGCGACGACAAGAAGCAGCTGAGCAGCCCCGACCTCCGCGAGCGCAACTGGAACAAGGTCATGCAGGAGGTCCTGGGCCTCCCCATCGAGGGCGAGAGCGTCGTCCTCGCGTGGGGCACGATCCTGCACGGCGACTCCATCCTCGCCCGGCTGATGGACCAGGCCGGCGAGGTGAAGGGGTGGATCCGCCGCCTCTTCCAGGCGCTCCCGACCCGCAACACCGAGGAGCAGCGCGCCGGGCGGCCGGCGTGGCCCGGCAAGTGGTCGAAGGCGCGCCTCCTGAAGAAGCGCGAGTCCATCCCCGCGCTCGCCTGGCAGACCGAGTACCAGAACCAGCCGGCCGACGACTCCACGACCCTGTTCTCGATGGAGAAGTGGCTCAAGCCGGCCATGGCCCGCGGCCACGACCGCCCGACGCCCATCATGCCGCTCCCGACGAGCGACGTGTCCCCCGAGGGCTTCGTCCTCGTCCTCCAGGCATGGGACCTCGCCTTCACGGACGACCCGAAGCGCGCGGCCCTCCAGAACACCAGCTACAACGTGGGCGGCACCCTCGCGGTCGACGTCCGCGGCCACCTCCACGTGTGCAAGGGCGTCCGGATCCGCGGGCTCGACCCGACCGAGCTCGAGGAGCTCATCCAGGCCGAGGCTGCGCTCCTGGTCCCGGACGTCGTCGTCATCGAGGCGAACCACGCTGGCCACGTCCACGCCCACACCATCGCGAAGAAGACCGGCGTGCCCATCGTGACCAGGTACACCGGGGCGAAGGGCGCCGAGAAGCGCGACCTGTACCGCGGCATCCCAGGGCTCCAGTACCCCTTCGCGAAGGGCCAGATCTCGATCTGGTGCGGCGACGAGCACAACCGCGGCTTCGCGAAGACGCTCACCGACGAGCTCCACCAGTTTCCGAACGGAGCCCATGACGACACGGTCATGATGCTCTGGCACGGGTGGGCCGTCGCCAGGGAGGCGATGATGCGCGCCGCGCTGTTCCACGCGAAGGGGATGTCCGGGGAGCTGCGGAAGGCTATGCGGGTGGGGCAGTAGTTGGACCGATCTACTTGGGGTCCTCTGTTGACGAATCCTCGATCGTCGCCGTTCTTTCGGTCGTAGGGGCTGCGGCTGTGCTTGAACCGACGGTTCCAGCCTCACTGTTGTAGGGAAGCAACTCAATCCCCTGCGTTCGCACCTGTTCATCAAGCAGGTCGTCCGCACAGGACACGTTTCCAATGTACATTCCGTCATTCATGTGATCCCTCGCTCCGTTCCTGACATCGGAGGATTCAACTCCGCACGAAAGTAGTGCTTCCGTCTGATCCACTTAAAGTCCTCATGTTTGCTGATCGCGGCCACCTCAGCAGGGCCCCCAACCGTTGCTGGTCCGACGCAGAACCTGGAGTACTGTGACGAAACTCCGACCAACCATTCGGCCAGATCAATCGTGTCCTGAAGCGGCATCGCAGCGAGGACCATTGGGGCCCCGAGGCCGACAAGCGACGCCTGAAGCTGTCCAACCTGCTGCGGTTGGAGATTCAGCAATCGACCCACGAGTGCTGGCAGTTCCGGCGCAAACCCGTTCACAAGTCGGGAAAGGGCCGCGCCACCTGAACCAGCCCAGGTCAGGCTGACTCCCATTGGCGCCGGAACAGGATTTGTGATGGTCCCATGAGGCCCGAATTCCAGGTGGAATACTTCTGCTGTCGTGCCGCCGTGGGAGTATCCGGCAACAAAGAAGCCCAACGCAGGACGTTGATCCTGCTGCACAGTCCTGAACGCGGGCTCGTAGTGCTCGTCATAGATGAAGCGTGCGAGTCGCTCCGCGATGTCTCCAATAGTGTAGGTGTCTCCGGGCCGCACACACGCGTGGTCAGGAGTGCCGAGCGTCAGACGCTGTCGAAAGTCCTTGGCGAGTGTCTCTATCGAGGCTCCACCAAGCGATCCCACACCCCAGGTGATTGCACCAACCGGCAGCCCTTTCCGGAGATTGAAGATCTTGTTCGCATTGCTGTAGGTGTTGAGTACTTGAGGTCCATTGGAAATCGTGGACACGCTGTCTGATGCCAGCACCACGCCGTCATGTACTCGAAGTGCAATTGCCACGGTCATCGGTGGTACCTCCGCAACAGTCGCGATGAATTATCTCCGCAAGGAACGACGGTGTCAATGCATAACATATTGAATTCATTGTAAATTGTTCGAGTGGTGTGACATTGCATTCCAGTACGCGACCTTGGCATTCGCCGTCCACAGTCGGTCCACGGGTTCTTCCCCTCCTAGTCCACAAGTTGTCCACATCCACGGGTTCGGGAAGTGGAGTGTGCGCCGGACTGACGATGAGCATGTGCCGGTCCGTATTGGTCCCGGCGGCTTGCCACATAAATTCATGAAAATAAATCGCTTTTCCCTCCACATTCGACTTGCTACCGCCCCGCGGCAGAGCGATACGTGTCCACACGATGGCGACGCGGACGGAACGCAACGGAACGAAAGGAGAAACGGCGATGAAGACCCTGCGCTACGGTATCGAGATCGAGACGATCGGCCAGACCCGCGAGACGGTGGCACGCGCCATCGCGACGGTGGTCGGGGGCTCGGCGAGCCGGGCGTGCGGGGCTTCCTGCTACGACGCCTGGAAGGTGGTCGCGGCCGACGGGCGGACCTGGAAGGTGATGGCCGACTCGAGCCTGAGCGCGCCCTTCCACCTCCAGGCCGAGGTGGTCAGCCCGATCCTGACCTACGCCGACCTGGACGCGCTGCAGGAGGTGGTTCGGGCGGTTCGGCGCGCCGGCGCGAAGGTGGACGCCTCCTGCGGCATCCACATCCACGTCGACGCCGCGCGCTTCGACGCGAAGGGGCTCGCCAACCTGGTGAAGATGGTCAACAAGCAGGAGCAGCTCATCGAGCACGCCCTCGGGATGAACGAGCGCCGCCGCTCGACCTACTGCCGCGGCATCGACGCGGGCTTCCTGGCGCGCATCGAGAGCAGCCGGCCCGCGAACCTCGACGCCCTGAACATCGCCTGGTACGGCTACCGCAACACGCAGCCGACTCACTACGACACCACGCGCTACCGCGGGGTGAACCTGCACAACGTCTGGTACCGCGGCACGGTCGAGTTCCGCTGGTTCGACTCGACCCTGCACGCGGGCAAGGTGAAGGCCTACATCCAGTTTGTCCTCGCCCTCGCGGCGAAGGCCCTGGCGGCTCGCTCGGCGAGCAGCAAGCGCCGCGAGTTCAACCCGGCCACCGCGAAGTACGACTTCCGGGTGGTGCTCCTCGGCCTCGGCCTGATCGGCGACGAGTTCAAGACGGCCCGCAAGCACCTGCTTGGCGGGCTCGACGGCTCGGCGGCCTGGAAGAACGGGCGCCCGGCGCGGGCGACCCAGGCGGCCTGAGCGTGGCGCCGGGAGGCGCCGGGGGGCGCCTGCCCGGGAGAGGGGGCGCTTCCGGGCGCCCACGGGCACGACCGGGCGCGCGCGAGCGTCGAAAGGACGAACGGCGACCAGCACGGGAGATGTGGATGCGAGGCAACGGACAGCAGGGGGACGGGGGACGGGAGCGGGGGAAACGACGAGGGCCTCGGCACGCGGGAGAGCCGGGGGACGTGCAGGCCCGGGGCGACCGGCTCTACTTCGCCTACGGGTCGAACCTGGACGTGAACCAGATGGCGACGCGCTGCCCGGGCGCCCGCCTCGTCGGGCCCGCGCGCCTCGACGGGCACCGGCTGGCCTTCGCCGGCGCCTCGCGGCTCTGGGGCGGCGGAGTGGCCACCGTCATCGCGGCGCCAGGCCACCACGTGCCGGGCGTCGTCTACGCCGTCGGCAGCGCCGAGCTCGGCGCCCTCGACGCCTTCGAGGGGCACCCCTGGTTCTACGAGCGTCGGCGGGTGCGGGTCAGGGGGGACGAGGGGCACTGCCGGGCGATCATCTACGCGCTGAACGCCGACCGCTTCCCCCTCGCGGCGCCTGCGGACGCCTACGTGGAGACCATTGTGCGCGGGTACTCGCAGCACGGGATCGATCCGATCGCCCTCACTGCGGCGATTGAGCTTGCCAGGACGGCGGGAGGTGGTGCATGAACAGGCGGATGGGCGCAGCCGAGGACGACTCCCGGGTTGAGGTCTTCGTCTACGGGACGCTGCGGGCCGGGGAGATCAACCACGACGTCATCTTGCGGCACGGAGGGCAATGGGTCGGCCCAGCGACCACGGAGCCGGCGTACGTGTTGTTCGACCTGGGCCCCTTCCCGGCGATGGTCGAGGGCGGGGCGACGCCTGTAGGGGGCGACGTCTACTCGGTGACGGCAGAGGGGCTGCGGGGCCTCGACCTGCTCGAGGGGCACCCGACGTTCTACCGGCGCCAGGCCATCCGTCTTGCGGACGGCACTTCGGCGCTCAGCTACGTCCTCCCCCGGCGGTTCGTCGCGGGGCGAGCCGTCATCCCCGGCGGCGATTGGGTCGCGCACCGGGTTGCGCGGGACGGGGACGACACAGAGGCCGAGGGACCGCGAGCAGCAGGAGGTGTCCGATGACGATCGTGATTCGAGCCGACGGGCGCCGCTTCTCCGGTACGCCGCTGCAGATCGTCCAGCAGATGCAGTCTGTGGCCTTCGGTCAGGACGATGTGACCCTCCCCGAGTACATCGAGCGCTCGGTGCGTCTGGTCGACGTGATGGAGGGGGTCTCCCTGAAGGTCACGGGCGAGAGCGACGAGCAGCTCGCCGCGTCGTTCCTCGACGAGATGGTGAAGGCGGGGCTCGCGCTTCGTGCGTAGTTAGCCCACCGCAGAGTTGGCGTACATTCAGGTGCTTGTGCGGTGTGGAAATGAGGAAACTGTCGGTTCTGCTTCTCGTCGCCTTGCTTGCTCGTGCGTGTGTAGGTGGGCAAACAGGGTCTGCGACATCCGATAGCCAAGTGAAGCTCTCTGGCAGCGGTGAGAACTGCACAAAGTCCGGAGACTGCATTGGGGACTTGGTCTGTATCGAGTTCAAATGTTCCGAGCCCGCACGATCGGCGGACGGGGCTTCGGTGGACGTTTCGCACGCCGACAGCGTGGTAGCGGATGCCGGTGTAGAGCCGGAGGCGCTTGGCGGGAGCGATGTGAACCCTGCTCCTGATTCCTCCACTTGGTTGTCCGATGGCGGTGGCGCGGAGGCACGTGGGTCCGCGTCGCAGGACTTGCTGGTGGGCAGCGCCAGCGACGCAGACATCGACGCGGGAGTTGGACAAGCTGAGACCTCCGACGGCATCACGGATGTTGGCACAGAGCAAGCAGCCGCGGATGGTGACGATTCAATGTCGTCTGCTCCCAATGACGTCGATGGTGAGGGCGTCAATACCATCGACGCCGATGGAGAGGGGGAAGGTGACGGTGGTGACGCCTCCGAGGGCGTCGACGCGACGGGTGGCCTCGATGGAACGTGTCTCGGTTCGTGCGGGGGCATGGGACTGGGCGGCTGTTGGTGCGACGCAAAGTGCAGCGAGGAGGGCGATTGTTGCCCAGACGTGTGCATGTGTGCGGTCAACTGCGGCAAGGGTGAGCCCTGCATCTTCGACTTCAGCTGCCTTCCCTGGCTGACTTGTGGCCCCGACGGCTTCTGCACGTCGAAATAGCCGTGCCGCGGTCGTTCCGGCAGAGGTGGTGCCGCTTGACCGAAGCCGCGGCAAGTGCAAGCATGCCATATATGGCCACGCGCTCCGACCAGGCACCCGCTGCCGCCGCTGACCTGACCCACGCCGCGAAGGCCTCGTCGTTCGGCATCGTGTCGATCCCCGCGAGCACCGGCCCTGCGATGACTGTGCCGATGCTGCTGGGGAGCGCGCCAGGGGCTTCGTCCGCCGAGGACGACCCGGACAACGTCGTCGCGCTGCCCGGGGCGTCGCCGGACACGGTGCGGGCCTCCGAGGAGCAGGCGGCTGAGGCTGCGCTCCAGGCGCTGCTGACGAGCGGCGACATCCTCGAGCCGCCGTCGCCGGGCCTGGAGCAGCTCATCGAGTGGATCCAGAAGTCGTCCATCATCGGGCAGTGCATCGACGCCGTGGCGACGAACCAGGGGGGCTTCGGGCTCGACCTGGTGCCGGCGTTCCCCGACCCGGACGCGCCTCCTCCTGGCGCCGAGGAGCAGCTCGAGCGGGCCGAGCTCTTCTTCGCGACGGTCGCCGGGCGGCACACCCTCGAGGAGGTGCGGTACAACCGCGACTGGGACCGGGAGGGGATCGGGAACGGGTACCTGGAGTGGCTGACGACCGTCGGCGGCGAGCTCGCCGGCGTGCAGCACGTGCGGGCCCAGCACATCCGGCTCTGCCGCCTGTCGACGCCCGTCGTGTTCGACCGGCAGTGGATGAACCCGCGGACGGGGAAGCAGCACACGGTCCCCCGCGCGATGCGGTTCCGCCGCTTCGTGCGCCTCGTGGACATGCAGCGGCCGATCTTCTTCAAGGAGCTCGGCGACCCGCGCTACCTCGACAAGTTCACCGGGCGCTACTCGGACACGCCCATTCCCGTCGACCGGCAGGCGACGGCGCTGTCGCACTCGCTGCGCTACCACCCGGGCTGCGAGTACGGCTTCCCCGTGTGGGCGCGGCAGGACGCCGAGGTGCGGAGCTCCCGCGAGTTCATGGAGCTGCTCGTGCGCTGGTTCGAGACGGGCGGAATCGGGCTGTGGCTCATCGCGGCGTCGAACGGTGCGGTCCGCAACAAGGACGCCCTGGAGCAGAAGCTCAACGAGCTCCGGGGATCACGCCGGGCCTTCGGGGCCCTGTTCGCGGACGCCGTCGCCGGCGACACCGAGAGCCTCGTGAAGGAGCTCGGGCGTGGGGGGAAGGACGCGAACACCGTGTCCGTCCACAACCTGACGAGCGCGCTCTCCCACGAGGTGATCCTCCAGTTCACCGAGAAGATCCGCCCGATCATCCGCTCGGCCTGGCGCCTGGCGCCGACCTACACTGGCGAGGCGCAGGAGTACTCGAAGGCGTCGGTCATCACGTCGCAGGCGGTGACCGAGGAGCAGGTCTTCGAGCCCCTGCGGCGCGTCGATGACGCGTTCTTCAACCAGCTCGTGCTCCCTATGATCGGCGTGCACCACTACCGGGCGAAGACCCGCGGGGCGCAGACCTCCGACAACATCGAGACCGCGAAGGCCGTCTCCCCCTACCTGCCGATGCTCACGTACTCGGCCGTCGTGCGGGTGCTGAAGGACACGGCCGGCGTCGAGCTCCAGGTGCCCGACGAGCCGTGGGTGAACGTCCCCCTGGAGATCCTCCGGGCCCGGATGGCGAAGGGGGGCGACATCAACGCGCCGGTGGGGGAGGGGGACTTCGGGAGCGAAGAGGTCGTCGCGAAGTCGGCGCTCCGGGGGGACGTCTTCTACCAGCACGTGCTCGACGCCCTCCGCTCGCCCGCGGCTGCGTGACCCATGGGCGCCGTCGCCCCCCTCCCGGTCCTGTGGACGGCGTCAGCCGTCCGCGCGAAGGCGCTCCGCATCGCCGCGAAGCAGGACGTCACCTCCGCCGCCGAGCTCGCCCTCTATCGCTCCATCGTCGGCGAGTACGCCGCGCGCTACGGCCTGGCCACCGACGCCGTCCTCGAGTACCTGCGGCGCAACGGCGTGACGACCGTGGCCGCGGCGCAGGACGTGGGGCGCCTCCTCTCGGCACACATGAGCGGCCTCGACGAGGCGGTCGCCGGCGCGGTGAAGGGGGCCGCCGAGACGTCCATTGTCTCGGGCTACACGCAGGTCCTCGAGGTGGGGGCGCAGGCCTTCGAGCTCGTCGACGGGGGCGCCGTCGACTGGCTCACCCAGCACACCACGTACTGGATCTCCGACAAGTCGGGCCCCCGCCTCGAGGCGGACATCGCTTCGCTCGTGAACAGGCGCATCGTCGAAGAGGGCCTCTCGTCCGGGGAGGCCGGCGAAGAGCTCGCCGCCATCCTCGGGGACCAGTACCAGCGGGACGACGTCTACTGGCGGGGGCTCGCGTCGAACACGGCGTCCACGGCGCGCAACTTCGGCGTGGTCGATGCCTTCGAGGACGTGGGGGCCGAACGCTACGTCATCTTCACCGCCGAGGACGAGCGCGTCTGCCCCATCTGCGGGGACCTGCACGGCATGGAGTTCCCGGTCTCGGCGGCCGTCGAGATGCGCAACGCCATGCTGGCCACCGGGGACCCGGAGCAGGTGAAGCTCGTCCACCCCTGGCACAGCGTCGCCGGGGACCGGTCGAGCCCCGAGGCCGTCCTCGCCGCGGGCGGGCACATGCCGCCCTTCCACTTCCTCTGCCGGTGCCTCGTGCTGCTGGCCTGAGCTCGCTCCGGGCCCCCCAGCGTTGCAGCGTGGCGGGAGTGACAATGCATGTTGCCATACATCGTCATTCCTGCTAGCGTCCAGAGTCGCAATGGTGCAGCTCACGACATCGGGTGCGACGGCAGATGCACCCCGCGCGCTGAAGGTGGTCGGGCGGAAGTCGGACGCGCTGTCCGACGTCGAGCGCGGCCACGTCACGTACGAGGTGTATCTGCCGTTCGACCCCGAGCACCCGGGCATCGACCAGATCGACACCCACGGGGAGCTCATGCTGCTCGAGGACCTCCGGGCCCTCGCAGGGGACTTCCTCGTCAACAGCCGGGTCGTCTCCGTGCAGCACTACAAGCACGGCGGGGCGGCGGTGAACGTGCCGGTCATCGAGTCGTTCGTGAACGACGAGCGCTTCCAGTCCCCCCACGTCTACCCGGGGGCCTGGGTCGTCACGCTCGACTACAGCGGCGCCCCCGAACTGCACGAGAAGGTGAAGGCCGGCGAGTTCAAGTCGGTCTCGTGGACGGCCATGGTCTACGAGCAGCCGGTCCTCATCCCCGAGGACCTGGTCGCGGACGACCCCTACGAAGGCCTCTACGACAAGACGCTCAGCGCCAAGAGCTCCGCCACCGACGACGCCGGCCCCGCGCCCGTCGCCGAGGCGGCGTAGGAGGGCCCCGTGCCGAAGACCCGCGAGGAGAAGCGCAAGGCGTTCAGCGACGGCAAGGGCAACCTCAAGGCGAAGAGGCTGATCCCCGTCGCGGGCGGCGCCATGGAGCTGGCCATCGTGGACGAGGGCGCAAACGGGCGCCTCGTGCTCGTGTCGAAGGCCGACGAGCGGCCCGCGCCGGCGGCCCCCGCGGCCCCCGCAGCTCCGGCGCAGGCGCCCGCCCCCGTCGCGAAGACGAAGGGCGGCACGTCCACCGCGGACGGCCGGCTGCCCGAGACCGCGGACAACCCCGTCGGCGCCGGGCTCGACCTGACGATCCCCGAGCCCGTCTCCCTGAACGGCGACGGAGGCCCGGAGCTCCCGGCGTTCATGGATGAGGCCGACGAGGCCGCGGCCGCCGCGAAGAACGCGACGCCCTGGCAGCGCTTCAAGTCGCTCCTCGGGGCGCTGTTCACGGCCGGCGACGCCCTCGAGGAGGGCGAGGCCGCGAAGGCGGCGGGCGGCACCCAGGCGGCCGCGAAGGCGAAGGCCGAGGCCGACGAGTACGCCCCGGACTTCAACGCCGTCATCGCGGCCACCGAGGCCGTGGGCATCACCCGCGTCGCCGAGAACGCGCTCTACGACACGATCTGCAACATCGCGTGGAGCTACGACCTCACCGCCGACGACAAGAAGGCGAAGCTGCGCGAGGCCGCCCAGGCCTTCGCCGACTACGTCTCCCAGAAGCTCAAGACTGACGGCGTGCCCGCCAGCTTCGGCACGAAGCTGAAGGCCGCCTTCAAGGCCGCACACGCGGCGGCAGAGCCCCAGATCCGCGAGGCCATCAAGGCCGCGTTCCCGGAAGCGACCCAGTCCACCACGGAGGACGACATGAACGAGGCGCAGGTGAAGGAGATCGCGGCCAAGGCCGCACAGGAGGCGGTCGCCCCGGTCGTGGAGGGGATCGCGAAGCTCACGGAGACGCTCAAGGCCGCGGGGCTCCCCGACAACGCCTTCGGCGAGCAGTTCGCCCAGATGCCGGGCAACGGCGGCGGCGCGAGCCCCGACCAGCAGGTCGAGGGTGCCGTGCGCCAGGAGCCGACGGCGTCCGCGGCGATGAAGAGCGACAAGGTCGCCGCCGCGCTCACGGCCCAGGTCGCGGACCTCACGAAGCAGGTCCAGAAGCTGCGCTCCACGGTTCTCCCGGCGAACGGCGAGGGCGGCGGCGCCAGCGGCCAGGACGAGGAGCCGGCGACGGTCCTCGACGCCTTCGCGGACTTCGACTCGGTGTCGCGCCAGCACGTGGGCGGCTGAGAGCAGCACGAACCGGCGGCACAGGCGCCGCTTGACAGGGGCAGTCCGGCCGAGCCGGCCCAAGCGGAGAAGGAGAGCGGTCCATGGCGACCAACCAGCAGCTTCTGAAGGTCGATCGGCAGATCGACGGAGTGCTCGCCGACCTCGCCCTCAACATGGGCGCGAAGGCCGACGGCGTGGCCACCACGTCCGCGCTCCAGACGGGGCAGTTCAGCAACCGCAAGCGCGTCAACCGCCTCGTGGACATGGTCGTCGCCGAGGGCGGCTGGCTCGGCAACGTCTCGCGGTTCGTGCGCTCCGAGAAGTCGGGCGAGATCCCGCGGGCGTACATCGACGAGCCGATCACCGAGGCGGTCGACGAGAACGACTCGGGCGTGAACGACTACAAGCGGCCGCGCACCGACTACGTCGAGTACAACTGCCGCAAGGGCCACGCCTCTTGGGCGACGACCTACGAGGAGGCCCGCGAGGCCCTCGCGTCGGGCACGCCGAACCTGGGAGCGTTCCTGCAGGGCCAGATGGCGAAGGCGATGGGCAACGACCTCGCGCTGATCGCCATTCGCGGCGACCGCGACCTCCCGGCCACGACCCCGATGAACCGGGCGCTCCGCCTCTTCAACGGCGTGCTGAAGCAGCTCCGTGCGCAGGGCCACGTCCTGTGGCCGACGACGGCGACCGGCAAGGAGTTCTCGGCGGGCATGTTCGACTGGATGTACCGGAACATGCCCGACAAGTACAAGCACGACCAGGGCCTGCGCTGGCTCCTCGCGTCGACGCTCGACCAGGCCTGGCAGCAGAGCCTGACGACCCTCGCCCAGACTCCGGCGAACCAGGTCGCCAGCGCGCTCCGCGACCAGACGATCACGTCGCGGATGGGGCCGAACCCGAAGGGCATCCCGCAGCTCCTGATCCCGCAGATGCCGACCGAGGGCAGGGGCCTGTCCTCGGCCGTCGCCCCGACCGCCGTGGCCAACGACGGCGACGGGACGATGACGGTGCGGGTCCACTCGCTGCTGCCGGACACCACGGACTCCACGGGCCGCACCGTGAAGGTCGTGAACCTGACGACCGGACAGTCCGAGCTCGTGGCGGTCACTCGCAACGGCTCGAGCCAGAACGTCATCGCGACGGCGGGCAGCCTCGGGCAGGACACGATCAGCACGACGGCCGCCGACTACACGGTGGAGATCGCGGACCTCACGGACGCGCTCCTCATCAACCCGAAGAACATCGCCATCGTCTTCTGCGACCGGGTCCGCTCCTACAAGCAGTGGAACCAGAAGCGGGAGCGCTGGGAGTTCGACGTCCACTACGAGGCCGACCTCATCGTCTACAACGGCGACGCGTCGGTCATCCAGGGCGGCGTCTACAGCCTGGCGAACCGCTGGGAGTAGCCGCGGGCGGCGGGGGCGGGTCTGCCTGACGGCGCTCGGCCCGCCTCCCCTCATGGGCGTGAGGACGAGGGCAGGGCATGGCCAAGCAGCACATCACGCACCTCTGGGAGTGCACCGCGGCGTCGCATTGCGGCGTGCCGCGGGGCACGACCCGTTCCGTTCCGGCCGGGAGCGATGCCGACAAGCGCTACGAGGTGGACCCCGCGTGGACGCTCCGCGCCGAGGTGGCCGTCAAGGACACCGAGGCGCGCGGGGGCGAGGCCTCGGCGCTCCTCGAGCAGGCACGCGCCGCCCTCGACGCGGGCAACCGCAGCGGGGCCATCGAGCACATCCGGCGGGCGCTGCGGATCCTCGACGAGAAGGACCGGGACTCGGGCGTGCTGGCCGAGCGGGCGCGCGAGGAGCGGGGCGAGAAGGCGAAGGCGGACCGGGCGGCGCAGGTGAAGAAGCTCGCCGAGATGCCGCTCTCCGATCAGCCGGCGCGAGCCCGGACGCTGACGAAGACCGAGCTCGCCCGGGCGAACAAGAGCGAGCTGCTCGTCGCCCTGCGCGAGGCCGGCACCTACAGGCCGGGGCTCGAGACGAAGAGCAACGACGAGCTCCGCGCCGCGCTCCGCGACGCCTACGGCTACGACGCGGGCGAGGGGGCGGACGACGGCAGCGCGCCCGAGGACGCGGACGGCGCTGGCGAGGAGGACGCCACCCTCGCGGCGGGTCCCGGGGCGGGCGCGGACGACCACCCCTCCGTCGGCGACGGCGGGCTCTTCGGGGACCACGACCCCTACGGGGACGAGCCCCCGGACGACGGGGACGACCCGGACGACGAGGAATGA